ATTTTCAAAATGATAGTAGTATATTAACTGATAGTGAATTTCCATTTGGTGGTGATGACTTCTCGATTACAACACACGATGAAGTCTTTAGATATGGACTAGTTGATAATAATACCATAAGTTCAAGTATTTTATCTTTTATGCACAGTTTGAATAGAAATATTTCATATAATAATCGCACGCAAAATAGTGATGTATATGGGACTGAATCAGCCGGTGTATTGGGACAAAAGTATGCTCCTAAGTTTTCTACTCCTTTCAGTTCCTGGGAAGATCCTCCTCCTCTAGGAAGTGATTGGAAAGGTGATGAGTATGAATTTCAAAATCTTATGATGTTGCCATTGGCTTCATATACTGGTTTAGGATCTCTTGGAACTATAAGTGATAGTAAATATGATGATAAGACAAGATTTGGTGATGTTAAAATTACATTAAGAAATGATATAGGAGGTGCTGTTCCTTTATATTATATAATTGGATTCGGTAATGGTCAAGATAATACAAATTCACAAACCGAAAGCTCTAATAATGGAATAGTAGATTCTCCTTTTTGGTATTATATCAATGGAAAATTAACAAGCTCTACTGGAGCTGCTAGTAGAACTCAACCAGATAAATGGTATATTACAGATTATGATTTAAGTAATATTGTACCTTGATAATAAAATTATCAATGACCCTGAAGTTAAGTAATAATATAATATTATATATTTAGTAAATAATATTATATAGTTGGAATAAATTGCCAATTTAATTCACCACAAATTTTTTTCCAGATAGAATCTTGTTCAACCCTTTTATCTCTATCTTTTAACATAGGAAAATAAGGTAAAAATTGTCTTTGTTCTAATAATTCACACAATTTATAAATAGTATAATAATAATTTAAGAAATTAACACGTTCGTCGGGGCAAAATTTACTATAAGGTTCTTGTATTTCGAGAAACAAATTACAAAGAGTTTCTTCAAGTTCAGGAGTCATTAATGGTGGTTTAATACCAATAATATCTTTAATAAATGGTATATGTTCATAATATTTATTATAGCCTAGTTTTTTTAATATTTCTTTAGTTTTAGAGTTAGTAAGTTGATATAATTCAATTCTTTCCTTTTTAATTTGAGATTTCAAATCACTTATAACTTTATCAGGTATTTGAGTAGATTCTTTTGCTTGAAATTGAGCAAGAATTTCTCTAAAATGATTAATTCTTTTATATGCATAAAAACATATTTCTTTAGGAGGATCTTTAAAAGATGGTTTATCATTATCAATTAAAAAAGGTGTATTAGTATAACAATTATTACATATTAAAACACCATCATCTTCAACATAAATAAGTTCGCCAATATTACAATGACTACAAAGATTATTCGATGTAGTATAATTGTTAATATCAATATATTTTTCATCGATAGATGATAAATATTTAGTAACAAGGTTAGCATTGTTAGAAATTTTATTTTGTTCTTGATTGTCATTATTAATTTTGAAAAACGAATTTAGTTTATTACTTTTATTGTTATTATCCAAGTGTATATTTTTTTTATTTTCAAAGTATTCAAATATAGTATCGGAATTATTTAAATAATAGTTTTTTTGTTGTTTTTCTAGTTTTAAAATTTCTTGTTTAATTTTTTTAATCCTGTCTATAATATCGAGTTTTTTTTCAATATTTTTTTCTTTTGTGAGAATATTTTTTAATTCTTTTTTTTCATTTTTTAATTTAGGTATAGTTTCTGTATTAAATTCTTTAAATGAGTCGATATATTGTTGATGTTTATCATCTAAAGTAATAGGTAATAATGTATCTGTTTTTTTTTCCTTTTTTGGTTTAAAACCAGGCATATAGTATTTAAACAATTATTTTTAATATTATTCGATATATTTATAATAAATCTAATATTTTCAATTAATAAATGGAAAATAACAACGAAAAATTATTAAACATAAAAACAAATATAATATTTAACGCATTAGATGATGGATGGGTTGTTTCAAAAAAAAATAATTATTATATATTTAGAAAAAAGCATGAAAATAGAAAAGAAGTTTTATCAGATGAATATTTAAAAGTATTTTTATCAAACAATACCAAAGATCATAACAAATAATTACATATAATCAATTATATTTATATTTATATAATATGAAAGGTACTATAATTAATTTTTAATTTAATTTTAAAATTAAAAATTTTTTATCTTTAGCAATATTATAATAATGGGAGGCGGTTTAATGCAACTCGTAGCTTATGGTGCTCAAGATGTTTACCTTACTGGTAATCCTCAAATTACATTCTGGAAAGTAACATACAGAAGATACACAAACTTTGCCATGGAATCTATTGAACAAACATTCAACGGACAAGCTGGTTTCGGCCGTCGTGTCACATGTACTATCAGCAGAAATGGTGATCTTGCTTCCAAGACTTACCTTCAAGTCACTCTTCCTGAAATTGCCGATACTGCTTCTGATCCATATACCAACTTTGGTGCCCGTTGGTTAGATATGCCTGGACATCAACTTATTGCCCAAGTCGAAGTCGAAATTGGTGGTCAAAGAATCGACCGTCAATATGGTGATTGGATGGCCATCTGGACCAGTCTTACTGAAAGTTCCGATGCTCTTCTTGCCATGCTTGGACAAACCACCAGACTTACATACTTAGTCACCAACGACTATGCTGATGTTGACCAACCTTGTGGTGACAGTGGTCTTCCACAAACATGTGCTCCTCGCAAAGCCCTTCCTGAAACTACTTTATACATTCCTCTTCAATTCTGGTTTTGCAAGAACCCTGGACTTGCCCTTCCTTTAATCGCTCTTCAATACCACGAAGTCAAGATTAACATTGACTTCAGACCTCTTGATGAATGTTTATGGGCTGTTACTGATACCACTGCCACATCTGGATCTCCTCAATACATGGCTCTTTACAACACCAACCTTGTTGCCGCTTCCCTTTACATCGACTATATCTTCTTAGATACTGATGAAAGACGTAGAATGGCCCAAAACCCTCACGAGTACTTAATTGAACAACTTCAATTCACTGGTGATGAATCTGTTGGTTCTTCTTCCAACAAGATTAAACTTAACTTCAACCACCCTGTTAAGGAACTTATCTGGGTTGTCCAACCTGATGCCAACGTTGATTACTGTTCTTCCTTCGTTGCTGGTGACCCTCTTTTCACATTGATGGGTGCTCAACCATTCAACTATACCGATGCTCTTGATGTCCTTCCTAACACTTACCAAGCCTTCGCTACCTCTGGAAGTGTTACACCATTTGTTACTGTTGATACTACTGATAGTTACAACAACTTCTTTGCCCAACCTCCTGCTGCTGGTGCTCAATCTGGTAACCCTGCCTCCGATACATCCACTGTCGGTGATGCTTCTACTTTCGTCCTTGCCGAAACTGCCCTTCCTATGCACTGTTGGGGATCTAACCCTGTTGTTGTTGCCAAGCTTCAACTTAACGGTCAAGATAGATTCTCTGAACGTGAAGGTACCTACTTCGATGTTGTCCAACCTTACCAATTCCACAGCGAAACCCCTTTCACTGGTATCAACGTCTATTCCTTCTCCCTTAAACCAGAAGAACACCAACCATCTGGTACATGCAACTTCTCCAGAATTGATAACGCCACTCTTCAATTGGTTCTTTCCAACGAAACTGTCAAGGATACCAGAACTGCCAAGGTCCGTGTCTATGCCACTAACTACAACGTTCTTCGTATCATGAGCGGTATGGGTGGTCTTGCCTACTCCAATTAGGCACCATACTTTTAATCATTTAATTTAATATATAATAAAAATAGTTATATATTAAAATTTAATATTATTAAAATATAATACTATTATGAATAACAATTTTGAACACAACTTTTGTGAATCAAGATTAAATAATAACAACCCACCAGAATTATATAACGCATATACTTCCTTGATAATTACATTTATACCACTAATTATCGGTTTCCCAAAAAGTAACACATTTTATAACGTCGCGTGTATGTTATCATTTAATGGATGTGCTAGCTTTTACTATCATTATACATTATCGTGGTTAGGAAAACAGGCTGACGAAATATCTATGATTTTAGCAACATATTTTGGAATATGGGGATTATTAGAAATGTATTATACTAATAAATCAGATGCTAACTGGTATAATGGTTGGAACAGTATGTTTATGATTGTATTTATAGTATTTAATACTATTGCAAAATATGATATATTATTTCCATACTTATTCTCACTATACATTTTTGTAGTATTATATTTAATAGACATTGTAAGTAAAAAAATTAACAGAATTTACAAACCTTATTTAGTTGTTTCATTTACAGGTGCATCTTGTTGGATAATATCAGAAGTATATTGTAATGAATATACAAAATACGGACATGTAATATGGCATTTTATGTTTCCTTTGGGATTTTATAAATTAATATTAAATTTTGATAAAAATACGCCTATCAAAGATAAAATAAATAACTAATTTAATATATAATAAAATATTAATTATATATTAATTTAAATTGTTGGAAAACTTCCTTGCATTCCTATACCACAAATTCCTGGATCATTCTCTGATTCACTTCTTGCTATCTTTATATATCCATTGTCTCCCCATGATTCACCCCACGAATTTTTCACAAGCCAATACAATTTACCATCTTCTTCTCCATATCCAACTATTAAAACACCGTGATCCAACTTTGTACCACATTTTGGTGTATCTAATACACCTGATGAATATGATTGAAAAGAAAATGTATCTGCTTCTATTGCTACAGATACTGGTTGCATAAATACTGCATGTTTTAATGCTAATTGATTATTGGATTCAACATCATAGCACTTACTTATTTTTGCATAAGATGTACAATCTTTCATACATGATTCTCCACTTTTTGTATCACCTGATACATATGGATAAGAATTATATGAACATTGACCATTATCCATTACAAATTGAAATGCACCATCCATTTGCCCACCATTACATCCATGCGAACCATATTTAAAACCAGTCGCACAATCTACCAATTCTTGCTCAGATAAATCCACCAAATCTTGTTCTGCTATTGCCCATGCACCTTCTATTGCACCAGTTGCTGAAAATGTCCAACAAGAACCACATTGACCTTGATCTTTTACACTTGTTACTGCTCCTTTTTCTCTCCAATCTATTTCATCATCTACATTCATATTATCGTCATAAATAAATGAATCACAATATTTACTATTTGATACTGTAAATAACTTATTAAATCTAGAAAATTCTCCAGTTGTTAAATCTGTAAAATGATTTATTCCCAATTTAAAACTTGATATATTATTCATATTATGTCTTATAATTTCCATCACATTCTCACGAAATATATCATATCTTATTTCTAATTCTGTAAAAGATTCATATTTTTTATTGAAAATATCATTATAATCACTAAATAAATCCCATAATTTATAATGACTGTCATCTTGTTCGTTAATATGAAAATTCTCTAATTTATAATTATAAATAAAATTATCAAAAAATTTTGTATTATTTTTATCAAATGATAAAACATTTTTAAAACTACTGTAAAATAATATAATTGTACATAAATAACTTAACATCATTATACATTACTTTAATGATATCATTTTATATTGTTTTATAATATTATTTTATAATATAATCTATATAAAATTTAGATAATCTTAAAGGATGAAAAAATAAAGTTGATATAGAACCATGATTTGCTCCTATTTTATAATACATGTTTAATATTTTCATACTCTGAATCCCACCACCAGCAATTATTTCAGTATTTGGATATTTATTTACAATATATGATATTTTTTCAATGCTGTATGGTATTAATTTAGGACCACTTAATCCTCCATTTTTCACTGGTATAGTATTACAACAATGAAATTGTCTGAACCCATTTTTATAAAATAAATCTATCTCGTCATCACTTGTAGTCGGCGATATTTTAACTATACACCATTTTCGTTTTGGATTTATAAAATATTTTAATCCTTCGCTTATCATTTTCTTTTCTGTATTTGGGCAACTTACGTTTAATTCAATATTTCTATCTTCTGGTAATTTTTTCAAAATATCTGGAATGTCTTTTTTATCCATTATAGCTATTGAAATTATTTTATTCTTGGGAACATTTTTTATAGCCCAATCTATTCCTTTATTGCGAAGACCTATTTTATTTACCCATCCACCCATTTCAAATGAGTATCTAAGAGTTTTAATAATTTGTAATAAAAGTCCTTCGCGTGGCTCATTAGTAAAACTTCCTGCAATACTAGTTGTGAATGGTAATGAAATATAATTCCCAAAAGGAGGACTAATGAATAACATTGTTATATTCTTACTCTTTTTTTTAATATAATTTATTCATATATTACAAATACATGATATAAATAAAATATAACTATATATTAACTATTAATGGAACATATTTACAAGTATTTAGTAAAATATGACAACGATTGGTGTAATATTATGGGGTTTTTTAATCCATATACTGACCCCTTCGATAATCTATTTATAAAAAAAATACCTATGTTTGATAAACAAGCATATAATATGTATCCAAAATATAATTTTGTTTATGATAAATTATGGGTTTGTCAATCTCAAAAAATCAATTGTGGAAATTTACAATCCATTACAAAAGATTCTAATATACAATATCCTATATTTATTAAACCAAGATGGGGTCATCTCAGTGCAAGTAGTAAAAACTGTTTTAAAATAAACTCTTATAATGAACTTGGTAGATATAAAAAAATAAATAACATGATGTGGTCTGAATATATAAATGGAACAGAATATATGACCGACTACTTATTAATTGATGGAAATATTACTTATCAAATTAGTTATCAATATTCTCCTGCACAAAATGGATATATTGAATCTTGGAAATACATTTCTCCTGATAATAAACCTATACGCTCAGCCACTGAATGGGTTGATAAATATATGAAAGGTTATACTGGAATTGTTAATGTACAGCTTAGAGATAATAAAATTATCGAAGTTGGACTTAGAATGGCAAGAGGTGGTGCTTATATACAAAGTACTGGTAATGATGATATTGTTAAATTAATTAACAATACTTATCAAAATAATTATAGTAATATTATTAACACAGATAATATAAAATTTCAACCTTATTATAGTTTTAAAAGTTTTACTAGTTTTCCATTTTTTTGTATATTCCCTCAATATTTATTAGATTTTTTTATGTTTATATTTGGATGCAAACCTTTCTATGAATATTATTTTGAACCAAATGGTAATTCTGGTATGGTTTTTTGTCAATTTCTACATAACAACTTTACTATTGGAAATATATGTTCAAATTTTTTAACGTTTTTTTTAATTTTATTAAATATCATATTAATTATTTTAATTACTTCTATCGTTTATAATTTTATTGTTAAAAATAAAGTTGATTATTGTTCTTTAACATTAGTTATTTTAATTTACATTAGTCAATTTTTAAATCCTATTTCTGTTCATTACAATTGGTTTAAAGCCAATAAACAAAGAACTATATTTTAATTATATTACTATATACATTATAATTAAAATTGATTGCAAATAAATTTAAATAACATTTATTATTATTATTATGAATCTCTCTCAACGTAAATTAAATAAAGCTGAGTGGAATTCTATTGAAATTTCTGTTTCCAATGATGAAAAAAATATTATTAAATTAATTACAGAAGGATTTAATAACATAAATAATTATTGTAATGATAATTTATCCTTAATGGATTTTTTGAAAATAGAATATTCAGAAAGCAATGAATCGTACATTTATGAATTTTATTTAAAAGAAATAATTCAAAAATTAATTAAAAAATATGATATTAACTATCATATTACACTTGATAAAAAAAATAAAATCACAAAAGCTAATATGGTACGAATTGAATCTAACTCAAATGAGTATATTAAACAAAAAAAGGATAATATATATGAATATGTATTAATAGAACTTGTAAGCAAAATGTTTAAATATTATAAAACAGAAAATCATAGATGGTGTTATTATTACTATACATTACTTTATTTATTAAAATATTATATTAAAAATTTGAATAAAATTGTAATCGATTTCATCAAATGGAGTATTTCATATGTTAAACAATATGTAGATAAATCTACTATTATTGCAAAAGCTTACGATTATATTGAAAAAAATGAATATATATTAAAATATGCACCTAATAAATTGTATTCTCATCAAAAAGAAATTTATTGTATTTTTAAAAATAAACAACCAGATGAATCTTGTCTTATTTTATATACAGCACCTACTTCTACTGGTAAAACTCTCACTCCTTTAGGTTTGTCTGAAAAATATAAAATTATATTTGTATGTGCTGCAAGACATGTAGGTGTTTCATTAGCAAAATCTGCTATTTCTGTTGGAAAAAAAGTTGCCTTTGCATTTGGATGTGAAACGGCTGATGATATTAGATTACACTACTTTGCAGCTAAAGAATATGAACGAAATTTTAAATCAGGAGGAATATTTAAAGTTGATAACAGTATTGGTGATAATGTTGAAATTATTATTTGCGATATTAAATCATATCTTGTTTCTATGTATTATATGACATCATTCTTTCCAAAAGAAAATATCATATTGTTTTGGGATGAACCTACTATTACATTAGACTATAATCATCACGAATGTCATCATTTTATTAATGAAATATGGAAAAATAATATAATATCTAACATTATATTATCATCTGCTACATTACCACAAGACCATGAAATAACTGGTTTAATTTCTGATTTTATGAATAAATTTCATAATCCTACTTATCATAGAATTACTAGCAATGAATGTAAAAAATCTATATCTTTAATTAATAATAGTGGATATGTAACACTACCTCATTTACTATATGAAAATTTTAATGATTTAAAAAAATCTGCTAATTTCTGTAAAACTAATAAAGTTATCTATAGATATTTTGATTTGTTTGAAGTTAGTAAATTTATTATAATATTTAATGAATCTTTTCAACTAGAATCATACAATATTGAAAATTATTTTGAAGATATTTCAGATATTACTATGGAATCTATAAAAGAATATTATATTTGTTTATTAAATATAATTACTCATGAACAATTTGATATTATTTACTCAAAAATTCAAAATTTAAAAAAACTGAAAATACAACAAAATTATAAAAATCAGGGTAATGGAATTAATATTACCACTTCAGATGCATATAGTCTTACTGATGGACCAACTATATTTATTGCTGACGATATTCATAAAATCGCAAAATTTTGTATTCAAAGTGCTTCTATTCCTAATAGTGTTATCAAAATTATAACTGATAAAATTAACTTTAATAATAAAATTAATGATGAAATCAAAATTACTGAAAAAAATCTTGAAGATAAAATGAAAAAAATTGGATTAGATGAAAATGATGATTCTAAAACTAAAAAATTAAGTAAAGATATTAAAGACCCTGATGTTAAACTTTTATCACAAAAAATTAAAGATCTTAATTCTTTATATAAAGAAATTACAATTGATGATATATATGTACCAAATAAACTACAACATATTGAAAAATGGTTCGGTGAAATCAACAATAATGCATTTACTTCCAATATAGATAATAATGATGTTGAGCGAGTTATGAGTTTAAATAATATTGATGATATATGGAAAATACTTTTATTACTTGGTATTGGTTTGTTTTCAAAAGATATTGATATATCATACACCGAAATTGTTAAAGAATTTGCGGATAATCAGAAATTATATTTAATTATTGCAAATGGTGATTATATATACGGAACTAATTATCAATTTTGTCATTCATTTATCGGTAAAGATTTACAAAATATGACCCAAGAAAAAATTATACAATCTATGGGAAGAGTTGGTAGAAATAAATTACAACATACATATTCTATTAGATTTAGAAATAATGACATTATTGAAAAAATTTTTATAAAAGAAGAAAATAAAATAGAAGCACAAAATATGAATTTATTATTTTCATCTATTTAATATTTGTATTATATATATATATGTTTGACATTCGCCAAAAAAACGTTATTGATGGATTTATATCTGTATTTGTGTTATTACTTATTATATTTGGTAACTTTCTGGGAGAACTTATGCCTTGCAAAGTTAGAGAGGCATTAAGTGAAAATATGGTATTAAAACATTTTTTAGGATATTTAACACTACTATTTTTTGCTGTTATTACTATTTATGAAGAAACCACATTTACTATTATATTTTCATCTTTTATAGTTTATATTTATTTCTTATTTCTATCTAAAGTTTATTATAAATTATGGGTTGTTATTGTGTTTTTACTTGGAATTACATACTTTTTACACATTTATAAGAGTGCATTAAATGAAAATAATAAACATGATTATGGTACAGATAATATGTTTTTTTCTGTTGATTTTTCAAACAAATTCCTAGATAACATACCTTTTATTCAAATTATTTTAATATCTATTTCTGTTGTTTTTACTTGTATTGGATTCATCTATTATTATATTGCTAAAAAATCTGAATATGGAAAATCTTTTTCTACATTAACGTTTTTATTAGGAAAACCTAGGTGTAGAAACTCGGATAAAAAAATTAAATAATATTTATATCAATCTTCTTTTTCTTCATTTTCTATTATATCTTCCCACACATTACCATCTTCATCTACTTCTTCATTTGGTCGGTTTCTTCTATTTCTTTGATTTCTTTGTATATTATTATATTCTTCAATTGCTCGTTCTAGTCGTTCGTGAAGTGGGTTTGTTATAATGGTAGATATTATAAAAAATGTTAAAAGAGTAGTAGTAGTTGATAGAAATAACGTAAAAAAACTCATTATAAAACATAGTACATTGTTTTTAAATGAATAATGCTGTAATATAATGACTACTTAAACATAATATAAACCGATATAAAAATATATATAGTAACTATAATATATACTATGTCACCATTTTTACAGCAATTAGTTTTCTTCGCAGGTTTTACTACGACATTGACAACTGTTCTTGGTGGCACGTTAATATTTTTACTTCATAGATATGATCATCCGTATTTGCATCTTGATAATAAAGAAGAAACAAAAAAAGATTAATAAAAATAAAAAACAAACCTAATTAAATATTTATTACTATTATTATTACACTCCTACATTTGTCTCATTTTTCTTTCCGGTCGGTGTAACATATTCTATTCTTATTATTTCTCGTTGTACAAAACTCAGATAAAAGATTTTAATAAAATTGATTCATGATAACATTATAATATATAAAATTATAATGTTACTACAAACTCTTCAAATATCTACCAAACAACTTTTTCCCAAATTCAGATTTTGTTATGGTCGTAATAAATTTATATATATTAATGACTGTGATTGCAATGATAAATGTAAAATAATTTCTAATGTTACACAAAAACTACATTCTTCGTATAACATAAAAAATAATAATTTAATTAAATAATAACTCTTATTTGAATAGGATGATTCCCTTCATTTACATTTCTAAAATCATAATAACATATTTCAAAATAACTTGAACCCCAAAAAAAATCATAACATAGGCCAACACCAGGTAAACTATCAAATTCAAATTCAAAATAAAACTTATTTGTATATGAATATCTATTATTAATAAATCGTATATTATGATTTCTTTCAAAATGACCTATGTCAATTATTCTTGTATCTACTATACTATTGGGTGAATTTCTTATATTTTCAATATCTATTACATCATTGGACGAATTTATTATATTTTGAATGTCAATACGCATATTTATTTTTTTTTCCAATACAGAATTCAATATAAATCTGTAAAAATTTAAATCTCTTGGATGTATTACATTAACAAATTCTCCCTTTCTATATTTAATTCGTCCATCATATTGTAATATTTTATCAATTAATTCAATTGATAAATTATTCCATTTTGTTTTCATCGTATTATTAATCATATAATTAAATATATAATTAATACTTAATTTAATATTTAAATTGTTATTTTTCTTGAATACTAAAAATATTTATTATACCGTCTATACATGTTTGATTATCTTCACTATCTTCATTATCTTCATTATTTTTACTATTACAAATATCTATTATATCATCTATACATGTTTTATTATGTTCATTATCTTCGTTATATTTAATATCTTTATTATCACAATAAAAACTATTATTAAAAAATTCACAAATGTTATTACACACGGTTGTAATCTCGTGTTCTTCATTATTTATATTATTTCTTTCTTTTAACTCTGATAATTCATTAATTTCAGTATAAGGCATAACACTAGAAGTATTCAAACATCCACAAGAAGAACTTTTATTCATATAATAAATATTATATTATATCTTTAATTAATTTTAATAGCAAGTTTATTTATTCTTCTATTGAAATATTTTTTGCTATTTCTGATATTATTTTACTGTCTTCTCTTGGATCTTTTAATACTTCTGATACTGTTTTTACGTATTTATCTGGATCTTTTTCTAGTTCTGGTAGTGTTTTTATTGTCTTCTTTGTTAATTCGTCTAACACATGTTTCAACTTTGGTTTATCTTCTTTTTCTTCTTGCCACATATTTTCATCTTTTATATATATTGTTTCGTTTGATATACTACTACAATGTACTGGTCTTTTTAATACATCTAATGAATTTAATTTATCTACAATCAAATTTGCCATCCCTTTTGTTTGACCATTATTACTTATTTCACTTACATCTTCTATTGTTATTTTTATTGATTCTATAAATTCACTCATATTTATTGCATCCTTGCATTGTTCATTTAAAAATATATTTATATTAAACTGATTATTATTTGTTGTATTTCCTATTTTTGGTATTATTTGTGTCATGTCTTTTCTATAATTATTTGTTTGTTCTATTAACATTGTTTGCAATTCTTTATTTTGTTCTATTAACTTATGTATCATATCTTTATATTCTATATCTGATATATTTTTATTTGATGTATTATTTTCTTCTATACACGATAATTCGTCTTCATTTATTTGATTATTTATAAACGAACATTTCTTTTTATGACGCCAAAACCCAGAACGGTCTTTATACATTTTTCCACAAATACATGTGAGTGGTTCTGCTGCGGAACTTTTTGGAACCTTTTTGTTGCTAAATGTTGCTAAATTATGTTTTGCTGTCAATAGGTGTCTATCAAATTGACTTTGTCGCATGGTAGTATAGTTGCATTTTTCACAAAAATATTTTTCGGAACTTTTTGGAACTTTTTTTGTTGCCATTTGTTGATATATTAGCAACAGAAAAAGTTCCTAAATTATTTTTTTAAAAAATTAAAAAAAAAGTTATGGTAAGGAATTGAAATTTTCAAAATCAAAAACAGACGCTGACCGTCTGAACCACTTTTTTCTGAAAAAAATGAAATTCTATTTTGAAAAATCTGAGATCTGAAATTCAGATTTTCAATTTTCAGCGAAGAATTTAAAAAAAAAAAAAAAAAGTTAGTGGTCTTAAAAATTATAGATGTATATAAAATATTCTCTCTACAATACATTTTAATTCTATTTTTGAAATGATAAATGTTACACCATAAATTTTCTAGAATTTTTATACGGTCTAGAGAGAATAAAATGCGTTATTAATGTTTTACATAATATTTTTTTCGTTTTATATAATAAATATAATGAATGAAGACGATAGAATTTTAAAAAAACATAACAAATGTGATGGAGTATTAGACATAGATAATGATGAATTAGATATATTTTTTAGTAGTACTGAAGATGATGAAATTTTAGATTTTGATAATAGAAGAGGGTCATCTTATTCACCAAGAACATTTAGAAGTAATTCTATTTCACCACCATATAGTGTTTCAAGAAGGTCTCCATCTTCATATACATTTATTTCAAATGAATCTAATAGAAGTGAAAGAAAAAAACGAGCATTGAAACAAGATAGACAAAAAAGGATGGAAAGACAAAGAAAATTAATAGAAGCACAAAGAATAAATAATGCTACAAAAAAGATTCAAAGTGCATATAGAAAACATTTAAGTAAGAAGAATAAAGGTAATGATTGTTGTGCAATGATGGGTGGTAAAAATAATGAAAAGGATTGTGGATGTGGAATCATGGGTGGAAAAAGAAAAACAAAGAGAAGATGGTCAAGAAAATATAAAAAATCAATTAATTGTAGAAATCCAAAAGGTTTTTCACAAAAACAGTATTGTAAGTATGGAAGAAAGAAATCGAAAAGAAGTAAAAAAATGCGTGGTGGTTTTGGTGGATACTGGAAAAGAGTAAGTATGGGAAAAAATAATAAAGATGCTGAAGGTCAAGAAATGTTTGATTATAAATATGTAAGTAATTTAGATACTATTTTTGGAAGAAAAAAGGACTCAGATGACCTTCCTTCCGCAAGAAATTTAATAACTTATACAAAAAGTTTAGAACAATGTAAGAAAGGTAATCTTCCCGGTATGTATAATACAGGACATTGTGATGGTGCATATAATAGTGGTAAAGATTTATTTAGTCAGGCTGCTAGACAATTGGTTATACAAGAAAATGGAAAACTCGTTGAGAATCCCGATAAGAATCAAAGATTAGAATCCCGATAAGAATCAAAGATTATAATCCCGATAAGAATCAAAGATTATAATCCCGATAAGAATGAAAGATTTTAACCAAAAATCATATATGTACGAATATTTTTATATATATCATTTTCATAATTTAAAATATTTTTGGTGGGCAATATAGGTTTATCAATATTTTCATCATCGCTCCAATAATCATCGTCACATTCTATGACAATAGATACTCCACAAATTTCCTTATAAAGTTTTTTTACGTAATCTGGATTATTTGCATGACAAAGTATTTTTTTATATTCAATCAATTCATCGTGTTCTGAAATAGTTATGGTATAAAACGCCATTAACAATGCCAAACAAATGTCTTTATTTGACATGTATGGTTTATGTTGTTTTAATAAGTTAGCATGATATAATAAATCATTGTATTGTTTATTAACACATATGTTAGGATCTTTTGTTTTTAAATATTGATAATATGCAGTATTACGTTTATACCAATATTTAATGTCACGTTTAAGATTAAATGAATAATTAGTGATAATAATTTTATTAACATCAACAATGTCTGAAATGAGGATTGGTTGAACAGTAATTAAAGACATAAAGTTACACATATATAATAATTGTTTTATAAAATATTTAATAAATTTAATTAGATCAATTTTTTATAATTATATAAAGATTATTAAAATTATATAATTATTAGTATATATATATAGATGTCAAGTAGGTATTATGGAAAAGATATATTCGAATCAAGTTTAGAAAACCCAACAAATATATTTATGACAATACATGGTGGTCCATTATCATATTCGTCATCTACAATAAACGAGGATGTTGTGGGAATAGTACCAGAAAAATGTGTATTAGTTATAATAACACCTCCTCAAGCAGTAGTGTATTCTAGTCCAGTAGAAGATACAGAAACATATAGATTTTTCCAGCAAAAAAATTGGATAAAAACACTTATAGGGTCTAGTCCTGAAAATTGTTATGGTGCAGATCAATATGTACCATCAATAGCGACAAAGAAGGTAAAAAGCGTTGATGATATAGTAAGAAAAGATGGTGATGATGAGTGTTATGAGGATGAGAATGATGATGATGAGAATGATGATGTATATTTAAAGGAAATAGAATTTGGAAAAATTAGAAAAGATAATGAAATTTATATAGAAGATCCAAGAGATTTAGAATCTGTTATATTTTATAATAATTATTTAGATGTATTGGAAGATAAAAATAAGTTTTATAAACGTATATTATCAAATAAGAGTGAATTTGGATTTGAGATATTAAATAATATACAAATATTTTTACCTGGTGACAAATTTTATAATCAATGGCAAGGTTTTGATGAAAAACTTAAAGATTTTGATGCATATAGTTTAGGTCCCTTAAAATATGATTATAGATATCCATATACAGGTGATAAAAGTGATGATTGTATAATATATGGTATTAATACATACGAAGGAGGTGAAGTAGATATATTAAAAAAAAGAGAAAACGAATATGGTCGAAATTGGGAAGAAGGAGATGAGATAACAACAAGTACTCATAAAGTTTTAAAAGCAAAAACAAATGGTGTTAGTAGAGTAAAATATTTTAATAGAACATTAGAAGTATCAAATCATAATAGTAGTCAATGTAAAAAAACAACACAGCAGATATTAGACTATATAATGAAAAAAAGTGAAGAATTAGGAGAAAATTTAGGGTATCCAAAGATGATCATATTAAATGCGTGTAGTCCAAGTAAATTATTACAAAAAAAAAGGACTTATAAAACAAATATATTTAATGAGAAGAATGATGAATTATATAGAAGAATGAAAGATAATTTAATATACAGAAGTGAGGTATATTGGAATGGTAGAAAAACATTTTGTAGATTAAGAAATCAAGTTAAAATGCAAGGAAATATAGTTCCTCTGTTACCATATTGGAGTGGTCATAATCACTATACAAGAATAGACACAGAAAAGGATTTAGAACATACACATATGTTAATTGGTAAAATATTTGAAGAAGAAATAAATGCAAGATTAGGTTATATTGAGAAATTAGGTAGAATTCCAGATGATTATGAAGTACAACCGCTAACAATTGCACCAGAGTTATTTATATCTTTATATACAATAGCATCGACAGATAGAAGAAGTACAATAATGATACATTTTCGCAATGATTGGATAAAGTTATTTGGTAATAATGAGAAAGTATATAGTTGGGAGAATATGGTTGATTATTGGAGAAAATTAAAGAATTCGGTAGATGAAGTAGAAGAGAATTATAGCATAGGTGTTATATAAATAATAAAATTGAAATCATTTTATAATAAAATGTGTATAAGATGATTGAAATGATATATATGGAGACATTATTAATAAGTTTAATAATATATGGTATGTATTTATTTACAATAATATTATTTGTATATTTAGTAGATGATAAAGGAATAGTAGAAAGTATCACAAGAAAAACTAGAATAAAAAAACATAAAAAAGAAAATGTAACTGGTGATAGAATATTAGATTCAGAAATAATAATGAATGTAATGGATGACATGATAGATAAAATAGATAAATATGAAAATATGGAAAATATTCATATGATGAATTTAGATAGTAATTGGTTTTTGCATGTAAAATCTGGTAAAAAGAATATAGAATGTAGAGTATATGATGATAAGAGGAAACAATTAAATATAGGTGATAAGATAATTTTTAAAAATAATAGTAGTGAAGATGAAGTAGAAAAGAATATAAAAAAATTACAATTATTTTCGGATTTTGAAACGGCTCTTAAGTGTGGTAAATTAAAGAATATTTTACCTGGTGTAAAGTCATATAGAGATGGTTTGAATATATATAATGAGATACCAGGTTATGTGGATAAATCAAAAGATAATGGAGTATTATTAATTTATCTAGAATAAAAAAAATTGAATATAATATAAATATATTTTTTTTTATAAAATGGAGTTTATATACAAAATAGATGATATACTAGAAGCAGAAATAATAAAAAGGCCATCACAATATTGTAAAACACCTTATGTAGCAGATGGTGTATTTAAAAGTGGTGGTGAATCACATTTAATACATACACCAGCATTAGGTTGTTGTGGTTTATGCGATAAAAATAGTAGTGTAATAGTAAGTAAATTAGAAAAAGGAAAAAAATGTTCATATAGGTCAGAGTTAGCAGTATATTATGAGGAGAAGTTAGGAAATTATATATTTATAGGTATAAATCCAAAGTTAGCCGAGACATTAATAGATGAGTGTTTGAATAAAAATAAATTGGATTTTTTAAAAGATATATCAGAATATAAGAGAGAAAAAAAGATAGAAGGTACAAATTCAAGATTTGATTTTGCAGGTATAGATAAAGATGGCAATAAATTTGTAATGGAAATAAAAAATGTTCCGTTAGCAGATTATGTAGATTGTACATTAAAAGATAAAAAGAAGTTAAATAATTTAGATGAGTATAGTTGGGATAGTAAAATATCATATTTTCCAGATGGTTATAGAAAGAAGTCGAATGAACCAGTAAGTCCAAGAGCATTAAAGCATATAAATGATTTGATATGTTTGAAAGAGCGAGGTTATAGAAGTATAATGTGTTATGTAATTCAGAGAGGTGATTCGAATAGGTTTCAGCCAAGTGTAATAGATGAAACGTATAGAAGTTTATTTTATGAAGCACAGAGGAAAGGAGTAGAAATGTATGCATTACAATTTGAATGGGATCATATGGGTAATTGTTATAAAAAGGGGTTATTAGATATAGTTTAGTTTTTAGAAAATATAGGTTTGGGTTTATATTTTAAATGATTGATTTCGTAAGAAGTGGTTACAAAGTTATGTTGTCCGTATATTTCTTGCAATAGTAACCATTCGAAAAGTCCTCCAGTATAAATAAAAACATTATTAAATCCGAGTTCGACAAGTTGTTTATATTTGATAGCAATGTTATTATCATTGCAATTATATCCATATATAATAATTTTTTTGTGTATTTGATTATTATTATATGCGTCATTAATAATTTGTTCTTCGTCATAGAAGTTAATAGTATTTTGTATAAGACATTTTTGGTCAGAAGATGGTATAACACTAATAATAATATCATTATTATTAATAGAATATTTCATATCTTCAAAAGATATTTTATTAATGGATTGAATGTTTCCCATACTAATAAACATAGTTTTTTTTTAATATTAACTTACTAAATTTTATAATTATGTAAATTGAATTACAATTTCAACATCTTCTTTTTTAATAGCTTTAGATGCTAAAATAGATAATTCTTCTCTTCTTTTTCTGGTTTTTTTGTCAATCATTTTTTCTTGTTTTTTAGCAGTACTGTTTCTAGTATTCATGTCAAATTCAATATCGTTATAATTATTATTAACATATTCAATGACATTATTTTCGATGGCCCATCTAAAAAAGTTTAGTTGGCCAATAGTAGTTTGTATTTCTTTATCATTTTGGTATGGAATCGATATTCTGTCCCATCTACAAAAAGGGTCGAATCTTTTTTTAGAGTATGCTTTTAATTTTAATTTATAATCATTATAAACTTTAAATCTTCCACCATTGGTACGATCATATACTGTATAATTTTTTTTAGCATAATTAGTTGTGAACCAATCAATAATTCTTAATGATATTTTTGATTCTCCATTAATAATTTTTAACATTTTATCAATGTTGTTATTATTTTTATAAAAATCAAGTAAATTTTGAAGTAACAAGTCATTTTGAGTAACATATCCGTTCATTTAATTTTAAATAAATTAAATATTTAAGTATTTTTTTTTACAATCTTTAAATTTTTATTAAAAAAGAAATTATCTTTATTTATATTTCTTCTTTGTAAGTTACATTCTAAACAACATATAACAACATTATCATAATAATGCCCTATAGAGTTATCTATTCTATCGAGTGTCCATTGTTTATCAAAGCGTTTTTCTTTATAAAGTAAAAAGACAGTATCATGGCAATAATGACATAAACAATTGGATTTATAAATAAGTTCTACAATTTGTTCGTATGTTATAAACGAATCGTTATAAATGTTGTTTTTTTTGTCTTGTTGCATGTAAGAAGAACGTTTATTTTTTATATTAGAATGTAATAATTTATGTAATTCAATATTAATAGATGGATCTTGTAAGAATGTAATAAGTTTTGGTTGTATATCTTTTTGTATATATTTATTTTGAATGTTAATAGATTTTTTATTATATTCAATATCATCATTATTTTTAATACATTTTTTGATAAGATATTTATTATTTTGTCCAGTAATTTGTATATTTTTTTCACTATTATCCATAATATATAATGTAATATAAAAGGATTTAAATTTAAATTATTAATATAATATATATGCAAAATAATGAATTTGATAATGTAAAAACCAATACTATGTCAATAAATGGGTTGGAAATTTTGCTTGAGAAAGATTTAAAAACAAATGAATCAGAGGAGAAGTGGAATAAGATAGATAAAACCGTAAAATATAAAAAGTTGATGGATTATGCAGAAAATAAAGAAAAGGATGATATTAAATTGAGAGATAACTTGAAAAATTTATTAATTAATTCTTTGAACGAAAATAAATTAATAAAAATATCAGATGTAAATTATAACAATGGAGAAATATTATCGATACCAAGTTTAATAAATAATAATGGTGAGTATATTTTAAAACCAATAAAACGCCAATTGACATCAAAGGCATTATCAATAAAATCTTCAAAAACAAAAAGAAATAACAAAAATTGAATCATAATAAATAATAAAGATTTATTATATATTAAATAATGGAAGTATTAAAACAAATAAATATATTAATAGATAATTATGTTGATGATGTAAATAATTTAACTAATAAATCAATGGATAATTATTTATTGGATAATAAATATGAAATAATGAATTGTATGTATGATTTATTTATAGAGTATTTAAATATTAATATAATATTTGCTTACGATAGTAATTTTGAAGAAGAAATGGTGGATAATATTTTAAATATATTATCAATAACATTTGTAGAATTAGAAAATATAGAAGAGTTATATGAAAATAGAATAATAAACGATTATATAAAAAGATCCTTGAAATGTTTATATTCGAGTGTGATACCAAAACGTTCATATAATTATTCTTTTATAAGAAGAGAGCCGAATATAGAAAAAATGAGAAATAAGATAAAATATATAGAGAACAAATTACAACCAGAACAAAGGACAACTGAGTGGTATGAATATCGTTCAAATTTGATAACAGCAAGTAGTGCATGGAAAGTATTTGACAGTGAATCATCAAAAAATAGTTTAATATATGAAAAATGCAAACCTTATGTAGATATAAGTCAAATACCAGTTATAAACACAGATAATCCTTTACAATGGGGTCAAAAGTATGAGCCATTATCAATAATGTTGTATGAAGAAAAGTATTGTACTGTAGTGAAAGATTTTGGTTGTATAAAACACGATTTGTATGATTTTTTAGGAGCGTCACCAGATGGTATAAATGTAAAGGAAGATAGTAGTCTATATGGTAGGATGTTAGAAATAAAAAACATAGTAAATAGGGATATAACAAAGATACCAAAGAAAGAATATTGGATTCAGATGCAATTACAAATGGAAGTTTGTAATTTAAATGAATGTGATTTTTTGGAAACAAGGTTTATTGAATTTGAAAGTAAAGAAGAATATGATATATATGATGATGTAAAAGGTGTAATATTGTATTTTTATGATAATAATAAACCACATTACGAATATTATATAGAAAATAGCAATAAATTTATAGAGTGGGAACAAGAGATATTTAAAAAAAACGAAAATAAATTGTTTATAAGGACAATATATTGGAAATTAGATGAATTTAGTTGTATATTGGTATTAAGAAATAAAAAGTGGTTTAATAGTGCAATAGGTTCAATAAAGAATGTTTGGGATCTGATATTGTATGAGAGAGAGAATGGTTATGAACACCGTGCTCCTAAAAAAAGGAAAAATAGTGAGTCAAAAGAAAAGAAGGAATCTGAAGTGATAGTAATAGAAACAAAAGAAGATGATATTAAGGAAGATGATATAATAGTAATAGAAACAAAAGAAGATGATGTTAAGGAAGACGATACTAAGAATAATAATGAAAAACAATAAAAAATTAGAATATAAATAAATATTTATATAATGTATGGGTAATGCAATATATTTGATTAGTCAAAATTTTTTTATTGTAGATAATAAAAACACAGCAGATAAAAGTTTAGTTATGGGTCACGAAGATATGAATTTAGTAATCAACACAGATGTGGTAATAGAAGATAACATTGAAGTACCAAAAGCCCCATCTGGTAAGAAATTCCCCGAATTTAGTTAAATATATAATTAAACAATTTAAAATTATATGTTTATTAATATTATGTCGTTTAGTAATGATGAAATGCGTGTAACAAAAAGAGATGGAAAATTGCAAGAAGTATCATTTGATAAAATTTTGCATAGAGTAAAGAATTTGGGTACAGAAGTTAATTTAAAATTAAATTATTCTTCATTGGTTATGAAAATAGTTGATCAATTATATGATAAAATTAGTACAAAGAAGATAGACGAATTAACAGCTGAAGAGTGTGCATCTAGGTCGACAGAACATATTAATTTTTCAATATTAGCAGGTCGAATAATAGTGTCAAATCATCAAAAGAATACGTCGAGAAGATTTTGTGACTCAATGAAATTACTATGGGAATTTAAAGATATTCATGGTAATAATAAGCCTTTAATAGAAGAAACATTTTATAATAATTGTCTTCTTTATGGAGATGAATTAGAAGAAATGATAGATTACAATAGAGATTATTTAATTGATTATTTTGGGTTTAAAACATTGGAAAGGTCGTATTTAAATAGTATAAATGGAGAAATAATAGAAAGAATCCAACATTTATGGATGCGTGTATCCTTGGCAATACATGGTGGTAATTTGGAAAAAGTAAAAGAATCGTATGATTATATTTCACAGAAATATTTTACACATGCAACACCAACGTTATATAATGCAGGTTCCAATCATAATCAATTAAGTTCATGTTTTTTATTGTCGATGGAATCAGATAGTATAACTGGTATTTATGATACATTAAAAGATTGTGCTAATATATCAAAATATGCTGGAGGTATAGGTTTGCACATACATAATATAAGATCTACAGGTAGTCATATAAGAGGTACAAATGGTACATCAAATGGTATTGTACCAATGTTACGTGTATTTAATAATACAGCACGATATGTAGATCAAGGAGGTGGAAAGCGTAATGGGAGTTTTGCAATTTATTTAGAGCCATGGCATGGAGATATATTTGAGTTTTTAGACATGCGTAAAAATCACGGAGATGAGGAGTTGAGAGCACGTGATTTATTTTATGGTTTATGGATACCAGATTTGTTCATGAAAAGAGTAGAAGAGGATGGTGATTGGACGTTAATGTGTCCAGATAAATGTCCAGGTTTATCTGATTCATATGGAGATGATTTTGAAAAATTATATGTTAGTTATGAAAAAAGTAATATGGGCAATAAAACTATAAAAGCTAGGGAGTTATGGTTTAATATATTAGATAGTCAAATGGAGACAGGAACACCATATATGTTATATAAAGATGCATCAAATAAGAAATCGAATCAACAAAATTTGGGAGTTATAAAAAGTTCTAATTTATGTACAGAAATAATAGAATATTCAGATGATAAAGAAACAGCGGTGTGTAATTTAGCTTCAATTGCATTATCTGCGTTTGTAAAAGATAAAGAGTTTGATTACGAAGAATTAGAAAAGGTTTCGGGTATAATAACAGAAAATTTAAATAAAATAATTGATCAAAATTTTTATCCAACGGATAAAACAAAAAATAGTAATTTTTTACATAGACCAATAGGTATTGGTGTTCAGGGTTTAGCAGACGCTTTTGCATTAATGGATATACCATTTCATAGTGAAAGAGCAAAAGAAGTGAATAAATTGATATTTGAAACTATATATTATGGATCATTAAAGAAATCAAATGAATTAGCAATAGAGCGAAGTAGTTTAATAAATTCGTTTAATGCTACAGATAGATATAATGAGAATGGTCTTTTATGTAATATTCATAGTTGTGAAATAAAAAACATAGGTAAATCATATCAAGGTGCTTATAGTTCATTTTATGGTTCTCCATTATCAAAGGGTATTTTACAATATGATTTATGGGGAGTAAAGGCAAGTGATCGTTATGATTGGGAAAAACTAAAATTATCTATAGTTAAATATGGAACAAGAAATTCTTTGTTATTAGCACCAATGCCGACTGCATCAACATCACAAATATTAGGTAACAATGAATGTTTTGAGCCATTTACAAGTAATATTTATAGTAGAAGTACAATGGCAGGAGAATTTGTTATAGTAAATAAATATTTACAAAAGGAATTGATAGATTTAAATTTGTGGAATAATGATTTGAAAAATAATATAATTTTGAATAAAGGTAGTATTCAACAAATTGAAAATATTCCAGATGACATAAAAGAAAAATATAAAGTAGTTTGGGAAATACCAATGAAACATGTAATTGATATGTCTGCAGATAGAGGAGCATTTATATGTCAAAGTCAAAGTTTAAATCTTTGGCAAGAAGATCCTAATTATAAATCATTAACATCTATGCATTTTTATGCTTGGAAAGCAGGATTAAAAACTGGAATGTATTATTTACGTAGAAAGGCAAAACATCAAGCACAGCAATTTACAATTGAGCCATCAAAACAACAGGAATGTGAGACATGTTCTGCATAATGTTGTTAAATTAATATTATAATATTATAAATTAATATTATAATATATAAATAATATATGGATGAAAGTATGGATGAAAATATGGATGATGAAATATACATAAGATGCCGTCTTGATATAAATAATACATTTTTAAACGATGAAGGTATATACGATTTTACTAATGTAAACTTTGAACAAGCAGATTTAGAAGGAGTAAATTTAGGAGGATCAATATTTGAACGTGCAAATTTACAAGGTGCAAATTTACAAGATATAAATTTACAAGATACAAATTTTCAAGGTGCAAATTTACAAGGTGCAATTTTACGAGGTGCAAATTTAGAAGATGCATATTTAGAAGATGCAAATTTAGAAGATGCAATTTTACGAGGTGCAAATTTACAAGGTGCAAATTTACAAGATACAAATTTACAAGATGCAAATTTATCAGCTGCATATTTAAGCGGTGCATATTTACAAGGTGCAAATTTACAAGATGCAAATTTATCAGGTGCATTTTTATCAGGTGCAAATTTATCAAATACAAATTTACAAGGTACAAATTTTCAAGGTGCAGATTTATTAACAGCAAATTTATCAGGTGCATTTTTTCTAGATGCAAATTTACAAGGTGCAGATTTACAAGGTGCAAATTTACAACATGCAATTTTACAACGTGCAAATTTACAAGGTGCAGATTTACAAGGTTCAAATTTACGAAATGCAGATTTACGAGAAGCAGATTTAAGAGGTGCAAATGTATCGGACGTTGTATTAGAAAATACATTCATGTTTGGTGCAAATATTGAAAATATTGTAGATGATGGAAATGTTCCATTTGAACAGTTAATCAGACAAGGAGCAAACTATGGTCCTCCTCCTCCTCGTGCTGTTCCTGCTGGTAACGCATATGAAGTACATAGAGCATCACATGCATTATTGAATAATGACAAATTTTTACAAATAATTGGTGCTAGTGAATTGTCGGCTGAAGAATTTGATTATGATGAGGAGTATGATATCATGAAAAATTTTATAGTAAATAACTCTACTCTTTTTGACGATGTAGGAGAATTATTTACAAAAATGGATATGATATGGAATAAAGTGCGTGACTCTAGGCCTAGCGAACAAGAATCAGATGTAATGTGTAAAGCAACTAATTTTGCATATAAACAAGACAAACGATTTACAGCAGCATACATTAGTACTTTTATAGATGAAGCAGCTGGTGCTTATGTATGTGATGACCCAAATGTAAGATTGAGTTGTACTCAAGGAATTCGAGAACGTTTTTATACTTCTTTATTAGGGGCCGCATCGTTAGTAAGAACCATAGAAGGGTTCGTACCAACACAAGCGATAGTATTGTTATCCTGTATTTCAAAAATAGGTGATATTCAAAAAGATCCAAATGAAGCAATACAACGATGGTCATTACAAATAGATAATGACATGTGGAAATCTAGTACGAAGGAACAAAGGATTGAAGATTTTAAAAATTTTATGAGGGAAGATTACAAAGATGATGAATGTTATGAAATAAATAGAGAGGCAATTGAAGAAATAATAAATAAAAAAGCAAGTGAAATCGACTATGTTTTTGATAATAATGATGAATTAATGTTTGGAGGAAAGAAATTAAAAAGGAAAAATAAAAAAACACGTAAAAAAAGAAAAAATAAAACCAAAAAGAAAAATAAAATAAAAAAACATAAAAAATCAAAAAAAAGAATATAATAATATTATGGATAAATTAATATATATTATAATATTTATGTAATATATGTTGAAAACAATACCAATAATAAAAGATTATAAAGATGTGTCTGATTATGGTATAGATGATACATCGGGTGATATAGTGTTAAATTATAATAATGGTGATGTTTATACGGGTAATTATGATAGATTAAATGATAATTATGATTATTTTATAAAAAGTCGGGATGGTACATATGTTTCATATAATAATGATGGAAACATAACTGAAATAAGCGGCAGTGTATTTATTGAAGATATGATAATAGGAATAGGTAATGTTAATTTTTATGATGATAGTATTGGTAATGATTTAAATACAACATATAAAGGACAAATAGAACAAAATCAATATAATGGTAGGGGTGAATATAAAGATATTAAAAATGGAATTACACTTAAAGGGACATTTAAAGACAATTATTTTACACATGGATTTATTGTTAGTAATGATAATATGTACGGTAATTACGAGAAAACAGTATTATTCACTCAACCAAATTCTTTTTTAGATTTAAATGATAACACAAAAGTATCAATTGTATATAAAAGTAATGGTATTAGAATAATAACATATGAAGGTAATGTTAAACAAATAACCCCGTTTAATTTTGTACCAGATAAATGGGGTACAAGAATATTGTATAATAAAGAAGGAACTAAAATTAGCAAACAATATGATGGATATTTTAATAAAGGATTCTATGATTACATAGGTAAAATAATATTTTATTCTGATACAAGTATGAATAAAATGTATGTAGGACAATTTTCAAATGGTAAAATATTTGTTGATGGATTGGTAGGTGATTTTTATATTTTAGATAATGATAAACGAATATATCAATTATATAGAGGTGCATGGTTAAATAAAAAAAGGCACTCTAGCGTAAGTTTTTATAAAGGTCTCACTGATAAATTTTATAATGGAAGTTGGGTAAATGATGAAAAGATGATGGGAGTACAATTATACAATGAAATAGATAAAAAGTATATGTATATAGGGACATTTAAAAATAATAAAAAAGGTGGAGATGGATTATTAATTCTAAAAAGACCTAATAGAGATACGAGAGAACCGAATCTTAAGAAATACATACTGCAAGTTGGATATTTTGAAAATGGTGAATTAAAAGATGGTAAAGAATTTATTCCTAATTTACGAGAATATGAATATAAAACAAACATTGATGTAAATGATAATTACACATATAGTAACAGAATGATAGAGGGTAATAAGTTTATAGTTGAGAACAGGGGTACAGGAAGAGTAGATGATCCAACTTATATTTATTATTCTAATGAAAAAAGCATGAATATAGATCAAATGTTTTATATGTTGGATAGATTACAAGAACAACATAATATGTTTATGATTCAGCGTCCTACGGTTGAAAGTTATGATTCTGTTATAGATTTTTTTAAAAGGTCATTAAAAAGTTATTCTGATATAAATACATTTATAAGTGATGTATCGTTACCAATCAATTATTACCAACATAGTTTAACTGGTGATGTAGAAATAGATATGGATGGTGGTAGAAATAGAAGAAAAAGAACGTATAAAAAAAATATTAGAAAAGTAAGAAATACAAAAGTAAAAAGGAGAAAATACAATAAAAATAGAAAAAATAATTTGGTTTAATAGTAGTCTTGTTATCATATGTAGATTTATTTAATGATTTTTATATGGTGTGATTTATATTTTTTTAAAAAAAAATAATATTAGGAATTTGTAAATGACGACATTTGTTGAATATGTTTGGATTGGTGGTAATAATGAATTGCGTAGTAAAACAAAAGTAATAAATAAATTGGTATTTGAATTAAAAGATATTCCAAAATGGAATTATGATGGAAGTTCAACAAATCAAGCATCTGGTGGTGATTCAGAAGTAATAATAGTACCACGTGCTTTATTTAATGATCCGTTTAGAGGAAATAATCATAAAATGGTAATGTGTGACACATATTTTCCAGATGGTAATCCATTACCAAATAATCATCGTGTATGGGCAAAATCATTATTTGACAAGAATTTAGAAGAAGAGCCATGGTTTGGTTTAGAACAAGAATATTTTTTAATAGATCCAAAAACAAATTTACCTCTTGGGTATAATGAAAATATTGAACAAGGGCAATTTTATTGTAGTGCAGGTGCAGAAAATGCACATGGTCGAGTGATAGCAGATTCACATTTAAATGCATGTGTTAGTGCAGGAATTAAGATATCTGGTATAAATGCAGAAGTTGCACCAGGTCAATGGGAATTTCAAATAGGTCCTTGTATTGGTATAGAAGAAGGAGACCATCTTTGGATGGCAAGATATTTATTATTACGTGTTAGTGAAATGTATAATGTTAATATAAATATGCATCCAAAACCATTAACGGGTAATTGGAATGGTTCGGGATGTCATACAAATTATAGTACGAAAAAAATGAGAGAAGGAGATGATAATAATAGTGGTTTAGAATATATAAATAATGCTATTAATAAGCTTTCTTTAAAACATAAAGAACACATGGATGTTTATGGAGTCGATAATGATAAAAGAATGACAGGTATTCACGAAACAGCATCATATGATGTATTTTCATATGGAATTGCAGATCGTGGTTCATCGATTCGTATTGGTAATGATAATTATAAAAACGGAAAGGGTTATTTTGAGGACAGAAGACCAAGTTCTAATTGTGATCCATACTTAGTAACTGGAATGATATTTAAAACAACTTGTTTGGATGAATAATAAAAATATTATATATTTATATAATAAATATTTATATAATAAATATAAAAAAAAAATATATATATAATATATGGAAAATAAAATAGAAAATGAGATAAATGAAATTAATAAACAAGATAATGATTATAATATAAATATACAAGAGTTAAATAATATAAGAAAAGATTGTGAAAGAATGAACAAATTTCACCAAATAGAAATATTAAAAATATTAAAAGAAAGTGGTGATATAATTTTAAATGAAAATAATTATGGTACATTTATAAATATGAGTGACATATCTATAAACATATTAGAAAAAATAAAGAATTATATTGAATACGTAAATATTCAAGAGAGTCATTTATTAAAAGTAGAAAAGGAAAAAACAACAATTAAAAGTACATTTTTTGGAAATAAAAATACATTATACTGTTAATTATGTAATATTTATTTATATATTTATATATAAAATAATTTATTTAGTCACATAAAGATATATTTACAAATAAAGTAATGACAAACAATGTGTGTATATCATCGATATTTATGATGGATGATATAAATATGAATGAATATATAAAAAATGTAGGAGAAGTGCCTATATTAAAATTTAAAAAGACTTCTTCAGTATGTAATGTAAAAAGTACGAAAAATAATTTTTTTGTACCATTTCAAGAAGATAAATTATTTTGGATATATTATTATATTGTAAATGGGTATTTAAAGTATAATTTAGCAACACCTAATTATTATGAAATAGAAGTAAATAATAAAATAAATATAATAGACGAAATAAAAAAAAATAGAAGTTTGTTGAAAGAAAAAAAGATAAAAAATATAAAAGATATAGAGAATGAGTTATTGTGTAATAAAGAAATAAATTTTAATACATTTATAATAATATGTATAATATTTAAAATAAATATATTATATTTGAGATGTAATGTATATTATAAATTAATAAATGAAGATAGTAATGATTTATATATAATTCATTTGATAAATAATATATATAGTTGTGAGAAGTCAAGTATAAATAATTTGTCTTATTATGAAGAAAATAGGTATAATATATTAAGTTATGATAAGCCATTACTATGTCAAAGTGCATATAAGTTGGATGAAATAATGAATATATGTAAATTATTAAAAATAGATATTTGTGAAGATGGTAAAAAAATAAAGAAGAATGATTTATATATGTTAATAAAAGAAAAGTTAAATATATTATATAAAATTGAAAAATAAATTAAATAAAAAAACATTATAATATATATGTCAGTTAATATGAAATCGAATGATAGTTTAAAGAATTTACTATTAAAGTATCATAACAACATAAATGAAGATAAAAATAAATATGATGAGTTTGAGATAAGATTTGGTTCGTTGAATACTATATCAAAATATCAATTTAACAACGTAATAGATAAAATACAGAATATTGGTTTTAATACAATAAATAGTTTTGGATTAGATTTGTTGAGAATAGGTTTAGATGATTTTCGAATAGAAATAGAAGATAGCAATTTAATAAAAAAGGTGTGTAATGATGAATTAAATACATTAAAAACAATATTTAATTCTCCAAATTTACCTCCAAATGTAAATATAATAAAAAAGAATTATGATAAAAATAATAGATTTGATAATAATGATTTTAAATTCAGAGTATCATATCAGACAGAAGAACAAATAAGTAAAGAAGTTATTGTTCCATATTTAAATGATTATTTTAAAACACAGAAATATTATAGATGTTTAAATAGGATTGAATATGTACATGATGAGTTACCGTTTATATGTCATTTTTCAATAATAAAATCAAGTTTTAATAAAGAAGATTCGTATAAGTTATTATCTTCAGGGTTATTACAGTCTTATTATAAATATGAAATAGAGATAGAGTTGAATAATGATTTATGTAAAACTATGAAAGTAGAGGATATAGAGTCAAATTTGAAATTATTGATAAAGAATATATTATGTGGTTTGCAATCATCAAATTATCCAATATCATATAATGAATCAATAAAAATAAGAAATGAATATATAAGTTTATTAAATATAAACAAGGAAGAGTCAGAGTTATCATCGATGGATTTTGTAGGTCCAAGTACATATATATTAGAAATGAATCATATACAATTAGAAAAGGATAGTTATGATATAAATGTACATAGTGATTATACAGTAACAGATAAAGCGGATGGTGAAAGAAAGTTATTATTTATAAGTAGTAGTGGTAAATTATATTTTATAAACAATTCATTTAATATAGAGTATTTGGGTATAAAAACAGGAACAAAGAGTTTTTACAATACATTAATAGATGGTGAGCATATATGGGATGATAAAATAAATATTTATGGTGCATTTGATATATATTATATAAATGGTAATAAAGAAAGTAAAGATAAATTAGAAGGTAATGTATTTAAAAATCCATTTTGGGATAATACAATCGGTAGATATGTACTATTAAATAATATAATATTATCAATAGAAGAAGAAATAAACAATCCTAATACAGTTAAATTATTTACTAAGAACTTTGAATTAATAGATAATACAAATAATTTATTTATGACGTGTAAGAAGATATTAAAAAGAAATAGAGAATATGAAACAGACGGTTTAATATTTACGCCAGCAAGTAAATCGGTAGGATGGACTCCAGATGGTGATTTAGAAAAATTAAATAAGAGAATTAGATGGGATTATTCACTAAAATGGAAACCAGTAGAACAAAATACAATAGACTTTTTAATAAATATAAAAGAAGGAATAAATTATTCGAATGGGAAACCATATAAAACAATGTATTTGTATTGTGGATTCAAAGGTTTTGAAGAACCATTAGAAGAGTTATTAATGTTTAATAATATTAGAGATTTAAAGGATAAAAAGTATAAATATCGTAAAATATTATTTAGACCTTCTAATCCAGTTTTAGAAGATGCATATATATGCAATGTTTTATTAAAAAGTGACAAGAATGGTAAATACGAATTAATGACACAAGAAAATGAATTAATTGAAGATGATATTATAGTAGAATTTGCGTATGATATAGAGAATAAGAACAAGGAAGATTACAAATTTTTATGGAGACCGTTGCGTATAAGATATGATAAAACACAAGAATATAAGGCTTTTAAAAACAATGTTGGAAGTGAATTTAAAGGAAATTATGGTAATGATTTTAAGTCTGCAAATGGTAATTGGTATTATATTAATAATCCTATAACAGAAGAGATGATAACAACTGGTATGAATATACCAGATAATGTAAATCAAGATATTTATTATAATAAATCATTAACGAATAAATTAGAAAATCTAAGAAGTTTTCATAATTATATCAAATATAGAATTATAAATGAAGTTACTCAGTCCAATAGTGAAAATAATTTAATGGATTTTGCAGTGGGTAAAGGAGGTGATATACCAAAATGGATAGAAAATAAATTGAATTTTGTATTCGGTATAGATATATATGCAGATAATATAGAGAATAAATATGATGGTGCGTGTGTAAGATATTTTAATAGATTAATAAAAAATTATCAATCAAGATTAAAACAACAGATTCCTAAGATGATATTTGCTGTTGGTGATAGTAGTAAATTGATTCAAAATGGAAATGCATCTGAAAATGAGTCAGAATTAAATAATATAATAATTAATAATATATTTGGTAAAGAGATCAATGAAAAATATACTAATCTAAGAAACAATTTTGGTATAGGTAAAAATGGATTTAACATAACATCATGTCAATTTGCAATTCATTATTTCTTTGAGTCTAAAGAAACATTAAGTAATTTTATATCAAATATAATACAATGTACAAAAGAAAATGGTTATTTTATATGTACATCATATGACGGTAGAAAGGTATTTGATTTATTAAAAGGTGAAAATATGAATTATGAATATGGAAAATATGTGAAGGATTCATTTGATAGTGAGCCATTAGCAGTATTTAAAATTATAAAAAAGTATAATGAGAAATCATTTGATAATAATAGTAGTTGTTTAGGTTTTGCAATTGATGTATTTCAAGAATCAATTAATACATTGCAACGAGAGTATTTGGTAAATTATGAATATTTTATAGGTTTAATGAATCATTTTGGTTTTAATCATGTACAAGATACGACATTAAATAATTTTGAAAATATATACGAAGAATATATTAAAGAAAAGAATAACAATAATAAAGAATTATCAAATATAGAGAAAGATATATCGTTTTTAAATGTTTGTCATATTTTTCAAAAAAGACCGGTATATGAATCAAATATTAAATTTCCTGTAAATATAGATGATTACAAAGGTACAGTAATTGAAGAGACGGAAGTATTATATGATATAGAAATAAATAAAAAATTAGAAAATAATAAACCAAATGAGGATACATTAGAAGATGTAGTTATTAGTGATTTGTCAATATATTTAAATGATGAATTTATATTGTCTGTACCAGAAGTTGTTAAAGATAAGTATGATGAAAATGTAGTATTTACATTTTATTCGAATTCAAATGACAAACCATATCCTGGTACAGGAACTGGTGAGACAATTCCAAATGAGTTGAAAAAGGATTATGAAGAATTATCAAAAATAAAATCTTGGAGAAGAATGTTGTCTAATTCTTGGATAGAACCATTTGAATTAGATGGATTGCGATGGAATAGTGTAGAACATTATTATCAAGCTTCTAAATTTAAAAAGGATAACCCAGACTTTTATAAATTATTCTCTTTGGATTCTGAAAGTACTTTTAACGAAGATCCTAACAGAGCAAAATCTGCTGGTGATAAGTCTGGTAAAATAAAGGGTGAATTGTTAAGACCAAAGAATATAAAAGTTGATTCTGATTTCCTGGAAACAAATCGTGATAAAACTGAAATGTATTTAGCACAGTTCCATAAATTTACAAATAAAAATGCTGAGTATTTAAAAACTATGTTAATGGCTACAAATAACGCGACACTTATACATAATGTACCACGAAGTTCAGATAAAATATTGTTTGATAATTTAATAGTAATTAGAGATTTAATGAAGAATAAAAATATTTAAATGTTATTAATTATTATAAATGGAAATTGAAAGAGAAATAAAAACTTTAGCTAAAGAACACGAAATAGATAAAGATTATTATGTAACAACTACATTTTATATTACATATGCTTTTTTAATGACAACAGCAACTATTACATTTATAGAAGCTATCAGAACTAAAGATTCTAAAATTCGTAATATATTAAATTTAGAAACTTGTATTTCTGTTGTTGCTGCATTTTTTTATGGAAGATTTGTTAATGAAATTAAAGAGGGCGTTGATTATAAAACAATTAATGTTACAAGATATACTGATTGGGCTATTACAACACCTATTATGTTATTGGTATTAATTTTAGCTTTGTTATATAATACTGATGGGGGTGCTATGAGTTTTGTTTCTTATTTAATTATTTTATTTTTTAATTATGTTATGCTTGGATTTGGATATTTAGGTGAAACTGGATTTATGGATAAGATGTATGCAAATGTATTTGGTTTTATAGGATTTTTTGGACTATATTATTATATATACGCTAATTATATTCAAGGTAGTAATAACTTTGATAATAAAGTACTTTATTATTCGTTTTTAATTTTATGGACATTTTATGGTGTATTTTATACTATGGAGCCAGTTATGAGAAATGTAGGTTATAATATATTAGATTTGTTATCTAAATGTTTTGTTGGTATATTCTTTTGGGCTTATTATACAAAAGTTTTTAAAATTTAAACATGTGTTATAGATGATAATTGTGGTGCAGATGGTTCTACTGGAACTGCTTGAATACAACTAGTGTTATTTATATTATCAACAATCTCAATATAACGTTCATGTATTGCATCTAATTCTTCTTCTAGTGATTCAATTTGTGATTGACTCTCGATACATATAAATGCTTTACATGCGTATCCTAATACAAATGATAATATTGTAAATATTACAATATATGTTGTTTGAATTGTACTATCCATACAATATATTTATAAATTAATATATATATATATATTGTATTTAATGTTTTCTAGATTTTTTTGTTTTACGACAATCTTAATCAGAAATAATTTTTATTTATTTTTAACAGTTTTACTCATTTTTTTCCAAGTATATACACCTTTTTTATTTTTTTTTGAAAGATAATACTTTTTATCATTTCCTAATTTCTTTTTTCCTTTGCACATATTTGCCGGAAACGCAGGACTAGGGCGAGTTTTATATTTTTTAGTAGTTTGTTTAACACATTTTCCTTTCCCTCTTTTTCCACCTAATAACGTAGTTTCTCCTGTTCTTGGGTGATATACATTCATATGTGATTCAGGAATTTCGAATCTTTCATCATCATCATCATCATCATCATCATCATCATATATTGGGTTGTAGTAAGTAAATCTTGTGGGCTTGTTACTAGATAATACTGGAAAATTAGATACACTTTTACCTTCTGTACGTTTATTATCACTTCTAGGTCTCATCTCAAAAAATTGGTTTCCATAAGGTTTATAATGATATAAGTCTTCAGTAGGTGGTAGTGAATCATCAATTCTTCTATAATTTAATTCACCAGGCATTGGATAATTTCTTCTGGTTCTTTTTTTTTCTTTTTGGCGACGAGTGCCTTTTCTTGGCATTTTATAATATAAACGAAGATATTTTTTTTGTTAAATATATTTTTATATACAATACATATGTCACGTTATGAAAATATATTAATACATAAACAAAACGAAACATTTCCTAAATGTATTTGTTTGTTATGCTATGAAAGATTTTATTATTTTAATAAAAATAAAGTAATAGACAAATTAGAAGAAAAAATATTTGCAGTAGAAAATTATAAATTTTCTAAATCAAATAGTTGTATAATAAGTTAAATATAAAATATGTTATATATTAATGTATTCTATATTATTTCATGTGTCAGGGTTAGCATTGATTGAAATATTATTTTATTTTTATTATATAGGTCCAATGGAATCAAATATATTTAAAAACACATTAAAAAATGACTTGTTTTTAAACGATTATACTAATAATTTAAATTATAATATATCAGAGATAATAATAAATATAAATAACAATATAGGTAATTATGAAGAAATAATAAATGAAAAAGATAAAGATAGAATGAAAAGTAATAATGATTTGTTTAATAAAACAATGATATATTGGTCATTTATGTTGTTAGTTAGTTGTATGGTGTTTATAGTATATAAAATAATAAAGAGGCGTAGAATGAATAATGAAAGTTCATCATTAATAGAAATAAATTCAAATATGTCAATAGAGATGATAGAAAATGTATCATCAAGAAATATAATATTAAATGATGATACAAGTAGTAATAATAGTGAGTTTGTAAATGAATTACAAACAAAAAATTTATATAAGAAAATGATATTATATAAAATAATATATTATTTATTAAATTGTGGATTAATATTGGGGTTTGAGTTTTGGTTTTTTAATAATGTTGTATTAAAATATAAAGTAATATCAACAGAAGAAATGGAATATTTATTTTTACAAAATATAAAAAAGTCATTGACATCTTAATTTTATTCTCTCTAGAAGGTGTTTTTATTTTGGTTTGTGTGAAATCCAGGAAATGGATTGTATAATTTTTATAAACCATAAAAAAAAAGTGATGTAGAGAGATTATTTTATATAGAAATTGTAAAATCTTCTTCAATATTACATTTTTTGCAAAATAAGATGATTTTTTTAGGGTTGATTTTTTGATTTTTTGTAATGAAATGTCTTATAATAAATGAATGTTTATTACGTATGCATGATTGTCTATGCCAACATTGAAATAAAATGTCAAAATTATATATTTCTAAATTTTCATAATTGATATTTTGTAAAGTATAATTATATTTCATAAATTTGTTATTACAACATAATGAGCGACATATAGGACAAAAGCTATTTTTTTCGAACCATTTTTTACAACAATTAATACAAAATTTATGATTATTACAAAAATAATATAATTTTTTATTTTCAAAACATAGAGAACATTCTTGGGGTAATTCTATTTTTTTTGTATTTATTTTATTAATTTCATTATTAATTTCATTAATAATTTCATTTTTTTTATTTTTTGTTAATAATGAAAGGATAGAATACATATAATATAAACATATTAATTATTATCAGAGTTGTTATCAGAGTTGTTATCAGAGTTGTTATCATTATTTTGTTCAGAATTTTCTGAATAATTATCATAATTACAAGCAGAACTATTAGATGAACAATCAGATAATTTTTCATATCTTTCATAATGATTGTTATGTTGAGATTCATAAATATCTAAAATTTCCTTAACAACCTTTTCTCTTTCAACATCATTATTATTAAATTCGACAGAACCTATGCTGTTACTTCTTCTTCCTTTAAACTTGTCAAGAAAATCTCTTAGTCCATTAGTTCTACAATTGAGGTCATTTTGTTCGCAATCGCCAGTAATAACAAGACGTGTATTATGTCCAATTCTTGTCAATAACATTTTCATTTGTGAAACAGTACTATTTTGCATTTCATCGGCAACAATCCAACTATTTTTGAAAGTTCTTCCACGCATAAAACCTAGAGGAGATATTTCGATTCTACCTTCTTCGATGAGATTGTTAATTTGTTGTTGTCCCATAAAGTTATGAAATATATCATATATAGGTCGCATCCAGGGGAGCATTTTTTCTTCTAGGGAACCAGGTAAGAAACCAATTTGTTCATCGACTCCAACAGTTGGTCTTGTAAAAATAATTTTTTTATATTTGCCATTTAAAAACCCTTTTATGCCTTGTTCAACAGAGAACAAAGTTTTACCAGTACCAGCAGGTCCAGAAGCAACAATAATTTTACAACTTTCTTTATTTAAATAATTGTAAAATGTAGTTTGTGATTCGTTTCTAGGTTTGGAATATTCAACACTGGTATTGGTAAGAAGGGTTTTATGTTCCTTATTTTTTTTCGGCATTATTACTTTTGTTAAATATTATAATTTGTTCAAATAAAAAAATTATTAATATGAGATGTTTATAAATTACCATTTAATATATAAATATTATATTTTTGAAATTACTATATTAAATTAATTATTTCGTATTGTAATTAAAGAAATTTTATTAAACTATAAATATGAAAAACATCGATAAAGAACGTGAGCCATGGGATGAAGAAAAAGAGGAATTAGAAGAGGAATTAGAAGAGGAATTAGAAGAGGAATTAAAAGAGGAATTAGAAAAGGAATTAGAAGATAAAACAGAAGAAGATAAAGAGGAATTAGAAGAAGAAAAAGAGGAAGAAAATAAAAAGTTTGAAAAAATAATAGAAGATTTTATAAATGATATAATATTAACATTTCCAGAGTTTAAAGATGATATAAAAGAGTGTTATGATGATAATAATAGTTTAAAAGTAGAGTATTTGTTTGAGTATTGCTCTAAAGTATATCCAGAACGTTTTTTTGATATATTATACAGGAACGAAGAAATAATGAATGATGAAGAAATAAATACACATTTTTTACCAAATTTAGATTTTAATAAAATTTGGGCATTAGATGATATATCAGATACGACAAAAGAGACAATCTGGAAATATTTACAATTAGTTTTATTATGTATAGTGGAGAATATAAAAGATAAAAGTGATTTTGGAGATACAGCAAGATTGTTTGAAGCAATGAATGATGATATGTTTAAAGATAAGATGGAGGAGACATTAAATAATTTAAAAGATATATTTGAAAATTTAGAAAATGATGATGAAGGTGAAGATGAATGTGAAGGAGGATATGAAGGAGATGATGATGATGATGAAGCACCGGAATTAATAGAAGATCCAGATTTGAAACAAAAAAAAGAAAAAAAGAAAGGAGAATTTTTTAATGTAGAAGATATTCACAAACATGTTAGTTCTTTACTAGAAGGTAAATTAGGAAAGTTAGCAACAGAGATAGCAGAAGAAACAGCAGGTGATTTAGGAATAAATATGGATGAATTAGGAGAAAAGCAGGATATGGGAAGTATAATGAAAACTTTATTTTCAAATCCATCGAAGATAATGAATTTAGTAAAAAAAGTGGGAAGTAAATTAGAAGATAAAATAAAAAACGGAGATATAAATGAGAGTGAATTAATAAATGAAGCAGGTGATATAATGAAAATGATGAAGAATGTGAAAGGTATGCCAGGTATGAAAGATATGGGTAAATTATTTAAGTCAATGGGTATGGAAGGTATGATGCCTCCAGGTATGGGAGGAAAGAATACAAAATTTAATATGGGAGCAATGAAGAGTCAGTTAAAGAAAAAAGAAATGCAAGATAGAATAAGAAAAAAGGCACAAGACAAAGTAAAGAAACTGGAAGAAGAAAAGAGGATTCAAGAAGAGTTTGAGAAAAAAAAAGAAGATTTTATGAAAGATAAGGTAGTACAAGAGAAAAGTATAGATGATTTACTTAAGGAATTAACTGTAAATCAAGAAGTAGATAAATCAGCACCAAGCAATACAAATAAAAAGAAGAAGAAAAAATCTAAAAAATAAAATAAAATAAGAATATAATATAATGTCAGACACTGTTTGGTTTAATGATCCATCAATATTGATAAATTTGAATCATATTTATGAGATTATACCTAATTCTAGTATGAATTTAATAGACAATATAAATGCTTTAGCTAGATTAATAATATTGATAACAATAATATCATTTTTATTTTTAAATAATTTTACAATATTGATAAGTGGTTTAGTAACTTTAGGATTAATATATTTAATTTATAATAATAAATTAAAAGAAAAAGAAGAATTTTGTAATTTTAATATGACAAATGAGATAACATATAAGAATCCATTAAATAATAATTTACCGGGTGATAGTCCAGATAAAAAAGAAGCACCATTAGCATATATAGAAGATAACGAAGAAAAGATAAATAATGCAGTGAAAGAGATGATACAGCAAGAAAATAGTACATTTGGCAATATAAATGAAAAACTTTTTAAAGATTTAGGGGAAAAAATAGAATTCGATAGATCAATGATCCCATTTAATTCTAATCCCGATACAAAAATACCAAATGATCAAAACTCTTTTGCGAATTATTGTTATGGAAGTATGTTATCAGCAAAAGAAGGAGATCAATTTAAATTAATGTCAAGAACAAATCAATTATATAATTTACCATTATAATTCATTATAATTAATTAATTCTAATTATTTTATATTTTTAATAATATATATAAATGGCAAATATATCAGATTACAAATTCCATCAATTAAGTGATCCAAGAATGGACTCAGTATATATTAATGAGACAGAATTAGAGAATAAAGAGTTTAATAAATATTTATTAACAAATTTTTCTAATCCACACTCATCTAATATAGCATTATCAAATCACTTAAATTATTTTTCAGGAAGTTTAATATCACAAGATAGTTCTTCCAACAATAAAAATATAGGTGCAAGTAACAATTTAATTTTTACTACAAAAAATACACATCCAGAAAATAAATTATCATTAAGAGAACGTGAATATTTAACAATTCCATATTTAGGTCGTGGTAAGGTAAATATAGATGTTGAAAATGATATTATGATAGGAGAAGAACACGAGTTAAATAAAAAATCTTTATATCCATATTCAGAAACGGATTATAGTAAATATAGTCAATATCCATTATTACCACATATAAAAAATAAAGTATCAAATCCAAAGTATTTAGTTGAAGATATGAATGATGGATGGATAAGGGGTGGAGCACCATCTAGAGAAATGAATCGTGATCAATGTAATAAAAATTAAATTATAATATTATTTAATATTATAATGGCATCAACACGTAGTAAAAATTCGACATTAGAATATAAATTAGAAAAAATGAAAAATAAAAATACAAATGAATATTTAGGTTATAAATATAAATATCATAATCCAGAACCTACATATCCAGGGTTTGGTTTCACACCAACAAAAATACCTAATAGTGATATAACTTTTAATAACATTACATTAGAATCACAATTATTTGGAATAAATGCAAATAATTTAGTAAATCCACAAACAGAACAAAAACCACAATATAAAAGTATGAAAACATGGGATTTAGTAAAAAAAGAACAAACTATATTACCAAAACCTTTAGTTATAGAAAGAAATCAACGACCATTACTTTAAACATTATAATAATATTATATATTTTTATATTATATAATATTATGACGTCTACTAGAATTTTTAATGATAAAATAAGAAAAGAGAAACAATTAGATGAATTAACATATCAAGGAAGATATACAATGAATGTACCAGGTAATGGTACTATGATGCCATTTATTGAAGATCCATATGTAAGACTAGATAAATGGGGTGCAAATTTTGCAATAAATAAAATAGATTTAGATAGTCATTTAAAAAATCTAGATAGAAAATTAAATAAAGATTTTATTAATTTGAATCAACCATCAAAAATAAAAATTAAAGAACCAAATTATCCTAGTGAATCTTTTAATATTAAATCATCATTTATATCTGAACCTGCATGGAATTTAAAAGAAAAAGAAGATACATATATATTTGAATTAGGTAAAAATGTAGAATTAAAGACAATTCCATTTCAACATAATTTAGGAACAAGATTGTATGAAAAAGATATGTATTGTAAAAAATAATTTAATTATTATAACTAATTAATATATGAATACATATGAATTAGTTAATCTAACTGAAGATAATAACATATTAAATGAAAAACATATAGAATATAAAAATAAATTTAATTTATATACTAAAAATGATAATGAAAATGATAATGAAAATGATAATGAAAATGATAAATCTATAAAAATTTTAATTGATCCAACAAAACCATATGTATATAAAGATGAAATGAATAATTTAGTTGGTTATGAATATGATATATTAAAAGAGTTTATAAAAGAATACAAATTAAAACCAGAAATAACATATTTAGATGAAAAAACTAAAACAAAAAATAATGAATATTATTTGAATGAAGTAGCAAATGGAAAATATGATATATTTATTGGTGGATGGTCATTTTTTGAAAAAAGAAAAAAAATATTAGATTTTTCGTTTCCATTACATAATGACAGTAATGCTATATTTTTTAAACCAACAAACACCGTGGATAGAAATTATTATTGGACTATAATTATTTTTATATTACAATTCTTAATTATATTATTATTTATTGGATATATAGTAGCTATTATGCATTATTTTACGTCATCATACAAAACAACTTTTACAGAATCATTATGGAGAACATGGGCTTCATTATTCGGAGAACCTGGATTAGGTGTTAATCCTACTAAATTTAATGATAATATTCACAAGTCATCTAAGTTAGGTTTAACAGTTCGTGGTTTAACTATCTTTTTATCAGCATTATTTGGGATATATTTATCATCATATGTTACTAGCGAACGTGTTATACAAACTAGTAATGGATTATCATTTGACGATTTAAAAGATTTAAGAAATAAGAACATAATATTAATAAAAAATTCTGGTTCTCATGAAACATTAAAAGAATACATGGACAAATATAATATAAATATTATACCTGTAGAAGGTAGTTATACAGGCAATACGTTAATTAATTTTTATAATAAAAACCAGAAAAAAATGGATATACACGGAATATTTATGGCAATAGAAATATTTGAACAAAATAATAATTATGAATTTAAAAAAGGAAATATTATATTTCCAAAAGGAATAGGTGGAGTATTATTTAACAAAAATAGACAAGATTTAAAATCAAAATTTAATGAAACATATTTCAAATTAAGATCAAAAGATTATATTGAAAAATTGTGTAGTGATTATTTTGTTAGAAGAGATATTTGTCCTCAGTAATTTTTTATATATTAATTATATGTACGAAGAAATAAATCCAATAAATGATACAAAAAAAAAAGAAAATTTAGGAAATAATGAAAAAGGAGAAAGTGAAAAAATAAAAGTATTAGTGTTGAATTCTAAACCATTTGCTTATATAGATAGCTTAGGAAATTATACAGGATTTGAATATGAAATATTAGAAGAATTTTTAAAAGAACATAATTTAGAAGCTGAATATACATTAAGAAATTTTCCCGATTCAGAAAGTATATCATATGATCAAGGAGCATTAGATGTTTCTAGTGGAAAATATGATTTGGTAATTGGTCAATACACACAAAATTATAAAAGAAAGATGTTTCCAGTACTATATTCTAGACCAATGTATTTAGATGTTATGGGAGTTTTTTATAGAAAATCAAAGAGTGAAGTAAGTAATAATTTTGGATGGAGATTAGCTAAAGTAATATTTCAGTTTTTTATAATAGTTTTATTCATGTCGTTAATTTTAGCATTTATTCATAAAGTAAGTTCTAATAAAAACCCAACATATCTAGAATCATTATGGAGAGTATCAACATCTTTATTAGGAGCAAATTCACATTTAGATTCATATGATAGAATCGGAAAAGAGGTTTCAAAAAAGTCGAAAAATAATTTTTTATTTTTAATATCTAGAACACTGATAATATTTTTATCAGTTTTATTATCTTTATACTTAGCTGCTATTATAACTAGTGAGCGTTTAGCAAATATAACAACTGATTTACCTTTTTCGGATGAAAGTAGTTTATATGGAAAAAATATTATGGTTTTGAAAGATACAAGTGATGCTGCTACACTAAACAAATATAAAACAAAGTACAATTATAATGTTATAGAGTTTGAGTCAATAAATCCTGGGGCAACTCTTCATGAAGAAGTAATAAAATATTTTATAGACAATGGAGAAAAAGAAAATATAGATGGTGTTTTTATTGCTGTTGAGTCAGTAACGGATAGTGATGAAAAAATATTAGGAAGAGGCGATGTTGTATTGGAAAAGAGTATAGGAGGATGGATAATAAGTCCTACTCGAACGGATTTACTATTAAAATTAAACCAAACACAATTTAGGTTAAGATCAAAAGATGTATTTAAAGGTTTATGTAAAAAATATTTTAAAAATCCTAAACTTTTATGTCTTCAATAATTAATTATATTTCTTTATGTATATATGTATCAAGAAATATATTCAAATAATAATCAAAACAAAGAAAGTGTAGGAAATAATGAAAAAGGTGATAAATTGAAAGTTGTCTGGATGAATACTCCACCATTTAATTATGTTGATAAATTAGGGAACAATACAGGGTTTGAATATGAAATATTTAAAGAATTTGTAAAAGATCATAATGTAGATTATGAACTGATAATGTTTCATTTTCCTGATACAGAAGCACCATCGTGGAATCAAGTTGCACAAGATATTTCTGATGGAAAATATGATATAGCAATTGGTCAATTTACACAAAATGCCGAAAGAAAATTATACCCAGTATTATATTCTAAACCATTATTTTTTGATGTTACAATATTTTTTTATGACAAAACAAAGACTGATGTAAGTAATAATTTTGGATGGAGATTAGCTAAAGTAATATTTCAGTTTTTTATATTAGTCTTAATCATGTCATTAATTTTAGCATTTATTCATAAAGTAAGTTCTAATAAAAACCCAACATATCTAGAATCATTATGGAGAGTATCAACATCTTTATTAGGAGCAAATTCACATTTAGATACATATGATGGAATTGGAAAAGAGGTTTCAAAAAGGTCGAAAACTAATTTTTTATTTTTAATATCTAGAACACTGATAATATTTTTATCAGTTTTATTATCTTTATACTTAGCTGCTATTATAACTAGTGAGCGTTTAGCAAATATAACAACTGATTTACCTTTTAAGAAAGAAAGTGATATATCTGGAAAAAATATTCTTGTTGTTGCGGGTACAAGTGATGCTGATACATTAAAGAAATATAAATCAAAATATAATTTTAATATAGTAGAAAGAGAACTTTCATATAGTGGAGCAGCTGTAAGTAAATATTTTGAAGAAAATAAAGAAAAAGAAAATTTAGATGCAATTTATTTTGCTGTTGAATCAATGTCATCATGGAATGACACTAAATATGGAAAGGGTGAATTAGTATTAAAAAAAAATGTAGGGGGGTGGTTAATAAACCCCAATAAACCTGATTTGTTGTTAAAATTTAATGAAACATATTTTAAATTGAGATCAAAAGATATATTTAAAGATTTATGTAAAAAATATTTTAAAAATAAAGAGATATTGTGCGTACAATAATATAATTTATATTTTATGATTTTCTGAATATAATTTATACCAATCAACTATTTCTTTTTTACCACCATTATATTGAACTGCAAGTTGTTCATTAATCATTATATCACCAATATTGTTATTTTCTAAATAAATATCTGCAAGTATTCTTCCATATTTATCATAACCTACATTTTTTAATTCTACAATAGTATTTAAAATTAAACCTGATAAAAATTGTTTAGCACAAGAAGCACATAATCTTTCTTTTTCATCATTTGATCTTATTTCGGGACAATCTATATTTCTTATCCTAACTGAGAACTTATATACTGTTTCACTATAAGGAAGAATAGTTCCAATAGTTATAGTGTCACCATCATATACTTTTATTACTTTACCATATTGAATAGGTGGTATAAAATTAACACAGTTTTTATGTTCGATATTATTATATTTTTTTAAATCATTTAGATTCATTAAAAAAATATAATATAATTTATTTAAATTATTTATTAAAATAATTTTTTATAGAACTAAATACTTCAATTAACAAGTCACATGATTTATGTATTGTATCTTGTATCATTAAATTATTTACTTCATCTGGGTAAGCAATACTAACAATAGAATAATCATCATGTGGATGTTTTTTTTGAAACCCACAAAATATTAATTCATTTTTTTCGTAAAAATTTGAAAACAATATATATTCTAAACATTTACCAAAAGTATAGTCTTTATCTTGTAATTTAATATCATAACAATTATCTATATTTCTTAATGATTCTTTAACAATCAAATCAAAATCATTAGTAATAGTTATTTTAAAGTTTTTAAATTCGTTAATTAAAAATTCACATGATTTAATTATTAATTGTTTTGATTTAAATATTCCTATGCTTTCTATTTTAAAATCAAAACTATCAGGTAGATAATATCTTTGTGCATCTAATAAATACCAATCTTTTTTATCAAACTCTATTTTATCTTGGTCATACCCTTTATTTACTAATTCTTCTTCAATTGTATTCCATGCATCGTCTGCTTTATTTTTATCCCATGTAAAACCATAACTAGAGTTACAAGCAACATTAAACATAGAGTCACATCTTGCGTTTGATATACTCATATTAGCAGTAAATTTTATTTCTTCACCTGGTATATCATCAGATATTTTTGGTCTTAGTCTAACAAATTGAATATATTCATTTGTAATTTTGTTTCTAGGAAATATTTTTTCTTTTTCGCTTGTTGCCAAATAAGCATTTAGTTTTTTATTAAAAACATTAAAATGTTCAGTAGTACAATACTGAATATCGTTTGTATTATTTTCACAATGAACATGTAATTCTAAATCATCTATTATAGAAAAATCATTTATATGTATTGGAATACAACTTAATCTTTGTTTTAGTATTTCATTGTTATATCTTGTTGTATTTATAATAAAATTAGATTTATTTTCACTGTTTGGTGATGTTTTAAATACAACAATATCTATATCAGATAATATTACTCTTCTTATTGCATTTGCAATTGAAACATTAACACCAGACAGTGTAAATGTAAGTTCATTATCTATTTCATTAATTAAAGAAACAACAGGTTTCATATTATATATTATTATAATTTATTTATATTTGTTTCAATTTTAATGAAAATATATAATATAATGGGAAATTCAAATAGTGTTCCAAATAGTGTTCCTAATTGCGATCAAATAAAAATAGATTTAGAAAAATGTTGTTTAAATAAAAAAAGTGGTGAAATTAACACATCATCAAATACTAAAAAATCTAATGGATGTCCATGTATAAAATTGAAGAAACTTTACGTAAATAATTGTGATAATAAAGAAGAATTAAAAAAATTATTAATTAATTGTTAATGTGTTTAATTTGTAAAAATAAAAGTTTTTTACAAATTAAATGGATATTTTATATTATAGCAATTTGTGTAATTATTCAAAAAATCTTATAAATACATTATCAAAAAAAAATATAAAAAACAAAATATATTTTATTTGTATTGACAAAAGAAAAAAGGTAAATAATCAATTAGTTATAGTTTTAGAGAATGGTAAAGAAATTCCGTTTCCAAATTCTATTAAATCTGTCCCATCGTTAGTTTTATATTCAAGAGGTAATATGATAATAGAAGGCAATGATATTTATAATCATATTAATTCATTTGATGTGAATAATAATATTGAAGAACCGACAGCATTTTCTTCTAGTTTTAGTAATTTTGTATCAGATTCATATAGTTTTATAGATACATCTATTGATGATTTTGATTCTAAAAATGGTAATGCAGGTATGATGCAAATGCATAATTTTGTAGGTATTAATTATGTAGATAAAATATATACTCCTCCAGATGATTATGTTCCAGATAAAGTAAAATCCGATGATAATTCTTTAGAATCATTAATAAAGAAAAGAAATGAACAAATACCAAATCCAATAAAACCAATATAAAAAAATCTTTATTATATATTATATATATATGTCCAACCCTTATTTAAATGCATTTAATAATCAATTTGATGAATTTGTTCAGAATATTTTAATTGCTTTTCCTAATGATATAGATATTATTAACGGTAAAAATTCTTTAACGCTAATGAAAAAAATGAATCCCAAACTATTAATTACAGCATGGAGAGATTACGTGGCTAAACCATATAATCAATCTATTATAGATGGGGGTATTGAATGGTTTGTTTCTAAAGATTATACTGAAGATGTACAACAAATGTCAGAGGCAAAAAAAATTTTAGAGGTAATTAATCGTATTAGAGGTCCTGTGAGTACATTATCAGATGAAAACAAAGAAATAATTTTAAAATATATTTATAATTTAAATCAATTAAGTTTAAAATATAATTAATATTTATATTGTTGAGGAATATCAAGTCTTCTATTTATAGTTTTATTCATGTCATCATATAATAATCTCATTACATTTTCATCTGTATTATAATTGTAAGAACTATTAGAATCATTTATTATATTTCTAATAATTTTTTCTTTTTCTCTCATTTGTTCATCTTTTTTTAATCTAATTAATTCTTGGGATAAATCCTCATTTCTTTTCTTATTTCTTAAATTTATTACTTCTCTTTCCAATGGATTTATATATTCATTTTCTAAGTTATGTTTTTTTATATTTGGTATATATTGTTGTTGTATTTCTGGTCTGTATTGTTGTTGTATTTCTGGTCTGTATTGTTGTTGTATTTCTGGTTTATATTCATATGTATAACTACTATATGGATTATAAGAAGGAGTATTCTTTAACTGAATTAATCTATTATTAAATACATTGTCTTTTTGTGTTTTTATAATGTTTTGTAAAATTGTAAATCCTTTAAAATAATCACTTTCACAATCAACATACATTTTTAATATTAAATCTTGTGTCTGAATTATTAATAACTCTAATGATTCATAATTTAAATTTGGATTAATTGTTATATTTTCTTCTTTAGAATCTGATGATTTTACTAATACAAATATACTTTTTAAAATATCCATTATTTTTTCTTGTTTTGATTCAATCTTAGAATACATTTCTTTCAAATGTCTTCCATATTCTTCAAACTTTTTATCACCCTTTTTTAAATTATAAGTTTTTGTTAAAGAACCATCTTTTAAACATGAATCTTCACTATGAAATGAATGTAATTTTATATCACTAAATTTTTTTATATTTTCAGGTAATTTGTCTTTTGTATTTGTAAATGCTTGATAAAATGATGTTAAAGCTTCTTTATATTTTTTTTCCATTGATTCTGACATTTTATCAAATATACCTAAATCATAATTATATTTATCTAAAAATAATTCTTCAAATTCAACCATACCTTCTTGATTTAAAAAATCTTTTGTTTTATTATTTTTATCAACATTCACTTTACATATATTACTAGGATTAAATATAAATGTATCATCTTTATCATCTGTATTTTTATTTAGTTTTTCACCTACTAATGCTTTATAACGATTATTGCAAAAATTAATTTGTACTGTAGAAACTTTTTCATTTGCGGGAATTTTTTTTTTATCTTTTATATTATATTTTCTAAATATTCCTCTTTCTTCTGTTATATACATTGGATTTATTGTTTTTAATATAGATGCATATAATTGACCAATCCTTATGTAAAATTTTGCTATTCCAATACATAAACGTCTTTTTTTTGTAGAATTTTCCGTATCTAATTTATTTAATTCATCTTTATTAAAATAAACTATTTTATCGCTTTCCATTTTATCAACTTCTATACCATTTTCTGTTCTTTTAGACAAATAATCTATTTCTAATGATGAAAACTTTTTCATAAAATTATCACTAGTCATTATAACCATATTATCACAATAATTTAAATCTAACATTCTGGAATTTTTAGTTACATCTTTATTTGATAATAAAAATTTTGTTGCAAATTTATCAACTTTTATTAAAAAATCGTTCTTATTTGAATCATTTACTGAAGAATTTGAATTACCCATATATTATATTATAATAAAAATTGATTAAGAATTATTTAATTATTATATTATTTATGGAACATTCTAAAACTACCAAAAAAAATAGAAATACAAAAATAAATAAAAATGAAATGTGGGATGTTTTTAATAAAGAAATACATAATTCAAATAATATTGAATGTATTTTTAATAAAAATGAAGCAAATATGTGTAGTATATGTAACCACTTAATAGCATTAACAGAAGAGGGATATTATACATGTACTAATAATTCTTGTTCTATTTTATATACTAATATTTTTGATTATAATATTGAATATAAAAATGCCGAAAATAACGACTGTAGATACGGACAACCTATAAACCCGTTATTAGAAGAATCTTCATATGGATGTAAAATTAATTGTTCAAATTCATCTAGCTACGAAATGAGAAAAATTAAAAGATATACTGATTGGCAATCTATGCCTTATAAAGAAAAAGCACAATATGATGAATTTCAGAGAATTACTAATATGGCTTCTAATGGTAATATATCCAAAATTATTATAGATGATGCTGTCAGATATCATAAACTAATTTCTGAATATAAAACTTTCAGAGGACTTAACAGAGATGGCATTATTGCTGCATCTATTTATATTTCTTGTAGAATTAATAAAACACCTAGAAGTGCCAAAGAAATTGCTAATATATTTCATTTAGATACTACAAGTGCTACTAAAGGATGTAAAAATGCTATATCTATTATTAATGTTATTGAAAAAGATATGAATACATGTGATAAAACTGATTTAGGTAATACTTCTTCTGAATCATTTATTGAAAGATATTGTAGTAGAATTAATATGCCATCTGATTTAATTAACTTAGCAATATTTATATCTAAAATAGTTACTAAAGATAATCTCATTCCAGAAAATACACCTCCTGCTGTTGCTGCTGGAATTATATTCTTTATTATTAATGAATTTAATTTAGATATATCCAAAAAACTATTAAATCAAATTAGTGAAATTAGTGAAGTTACTATTAATAAATGCTACAAAAAAATAGAAATTCTGAAAGTAAAATTAATACCCAAATGTTTTATTAATAAGTATAAAAATAAATAATAAATATTAATGTATATGAAACAAAATAATAATTTTTATAAATATACTTTTTTATTTTTTACCTTATTTATTTTTTTATATTTTATAACATGTTACTGTTTTTATTCTATTGAATCATTTAATAATAATTATGATGATTCTATGAAATATTCTAATACTGAAAAATGGGGAAGTGAAGAATTGAATATTAAAAATTCTGAAACACCTCATACCAATAATATATTAAATAAAATACCAGATATTAAATTTAATAAAAATTCTAGTAAAAACACATTTGACGAAATTCAAGATATTTTAAATAAACAAAAAATACACGACCCTAATAGAATTCAACAAACTAAACATGAACTTTATATTGAAAATGTTATACTTATGTTTAATGTTAATGATGATGAATATTATAAAATTAAAGATCTCATTGTTAGAGAACTTAACCCTGTTGTTATGAAACTCAAGTTTAAATATAATAGAGTTAGACCTTATATACTTAACAAAAATATTAAAATGCTCGTTGAAAAACCTAACCACCCATCCTACCCTTCTGGACATTCATCTCAGGCATTTTTTATATGCTATTTACTAAGTGAAAAATACCCTGAAAACAAGGATAAATATTACAATATTGCTTATAGTATTGCAGAAAATAGAGAATATGCTGGATTTCATTATAAAAGTGACTCTCGATATGGAGAAATAATCGGTAAAACTATTGCCGATTATTTTTCTAAAGATAAAAATCCATTACTTTAATTTTACTATATGCTTATATATTCTAATAATTTATCCAAACTATAGTAACTTAATGCAAATAATACACTCTTTGTAATTAAACCGTATATATTTAGATTTCCATCTGTTTTAAATATTGACTTTATATATTTTGATAATATATTATTAAATGATGGTAATTGAAATATAAAATATAATACACTTAATAATAATGGTGTTTGCATCTCATCATATAATACTTCTAGAGAATCCTGTTTATTTTTTTTCTTTCTTTGATTTTCATTCATATCTTCATATGTTTCGTAGATATTTGTAATATAATCTTCATTTTTTGGTATGTAATTTGGCTTACTTATATTATCCATACTCATCTTTGTCTCATCTAATGGTATATCTCTTGAAGGCAAGCTTAAATCACCATTTACTCCAATATCTTGTACATTTTTAAATATATCATTTAATTTTATATTATTATTATCGGTTACTTCTAGTTTTATATTTTCATCTGTAGAAGGTAAATCCTCTATTCGTGTCGAACCGTTATTTTTATCACTCATTAATTAAATTAATTATTTTTTAATGTAATTAATGACGCATTTTATTAAAAAAATATAACATTATTATTTGAACATTTTGTTGGTTCTAATTTATACTTATAACATTTATTATCATACCTAAATGTTTTATCGACTACTTCGTTACTATTTGTTCCTCTATAAATTATACAATTTGTTTCATCGCACACTTTTCTAAATAATGTTGCTAAACCTAATCCTAATATTATTGATACAATAATTTTACCACTTTCACTTTCAAATAAACGTCTTAATTTAAAACCCATACATTATATGTTTATTAATTATTTTTTTAATTTTTTAATTTTTGTGTTTTTCTTATTTTTTTACCTCTTTTTCCTTTTTTACCTTTATTTTTATTTGATTTAACTTTTCTTTTTATTCTTTTCTTTTTACCACCTTGAGCTACAGTACCTTTTTTAGTTATTGCATCAATACGATCGTCTAATGCATCTATCATTTTATTCATTTGTTCTGTTACTTCTTTTTGACTAACATTTTTACTACCAAATAAATTACCACTAAATAAATTACCACTAAATAAATCACTAGCACCTTTTTCTACTGATTTAATTCCTTTTTCACCTATAGCTTCAGCCTTTTTAAACATGGTTTCAGAACCTGAAATAGCCTCATCTCCTAGTTTTTCACCTTCACTTACATCATCTTTTATATTGGAACCAAATAAATTCTTTGCATCCTGTGCAAAAGCTTTAACTTTATTAACAGATTCATCAACAGGTTTTTTAGTATCATCTTCAGGTTTAGATTCCATATAAACACTACATTTATTAGTACTAGAATATTTTGCACCAGAACTATTTTCAGCACTACATACGATATAAGCCCATTTTAATTTTTCAAACTTAACTTCTTCGTCAAATGTTAAATCTTTCGGTGGTGTTTCATTAATTCTTGCTTTATATTCTGTCATAGTTTTATCATAATTATCTGGTTTTTTTAATCTAATTATTTCCTGAGGTTTTGTTTTATCTGGTTTTGTAATTCCAATATAAAATCCTGTTGGAAACATATTAACTAACATTTCTTCTGTTCTATACTTCATATTATCTGGTTTTATTTGTTTAACAAGTGTTTCATTAGGAGGTGTTGTTCCTTGAGCTTCACGATCCTTGTCACTTAATAACATTAAATTTAAGTCTGCACTTCTTGGACCGTTTTTAACACATGATATGAGACAATAATTACTATCACATTCAAACCAATATTCTGCTAAATCAACATTATCATCTT